TAACGTTGTTATTGGTATCAAGCGTGATGTAACTGTTTACCGCTTCTTCTGGCCAAAGAAGGACTCAATCGAATATACAATGTATACTCGCGTGGGTACCCAAATTGAGCAGGCAGATGCATGGGTAGTCGTAAAAGACGTTAAGGTTGCTTCTTAATTTAAGAAATAACTTGCTGGAAAGGCCCCTAATTAATTTTAGGGGCTTTTCATTTTAATTTTATAGTGCTATAATTTGTATACATACCAAAGGAGTATATATATGTCATTTGACACACTTAAGGTCAAGGATTTAAAAGCATTAGCAGCGGACTTCGCAGTTGATGTGGACGGCCTAAAAAACAAAGCAGATATTATTGCATCACTTTCAGAAGAAGGAGTAACTTGGTCAGTATACCAAGGTACACTTAAAAACATTGAGAACGCAAAAGAAGATGCAGATGAAATTCTTCCTAGACTAGATCCAAATCAGAAGCTAGATGAAGATATGGTTCTAGTAAAAATGGATCGACCAAACTACAGATACGATGCACTAGGTTTTACATTCACACTAGAGCACCCATTTGTAGCAATGAAGCCAGATGTGGCTCAAGAAATTTTTGATAAGGAGGAAGGGTTTAGATTGGCTACACCTAGAGAAGTACAGGAGTACTACAACTAAGCCTAATACATGGCAGAGATATACCAGAATACAAGTACGGCGGCAACAACAAAGCTTTACGTAAAAGGTGAAGCGGTTACGCCTACCGCATCAGTAATCGTAAAATTTTATGATATAACTGGTGATCCAGTTGTCTCTCCACAAATTAGTCCTTCATCAATTATTGCTACTGTTACAGCAGAAGCAAGCGAAGTAGATCAGGGATCATTTAGCGTATACCTTCCAATACAGCATACAACAAGAAACAGAAAGTTTAAGTTAGTATGGGATTGGCAATACAACTCAGTATCCTATTCAAATACAACGTACCTTGATATCGTTACACCCTATGTCGATTTACAGGAAGCAGCACAGGAGATGGGTCTCGGATCAGATTCGAATGACCCAAGTCATAAAACACATCAGGAATTAAAATTGGCGGAAAGATACGCTAGAAACATAATTGAAGGACATACAGGACAAAAGTTTTATTTGCATGATGACAGATTTTTTACAATAGGAAGTGATTCAGATACACTTTCAATGCCTAAAAAAATAAATAGGCTACATACTCTATATGCCAATGATGAATTGCTTATAGACAATATCAATAGTATTAATAACTTAGGCATAGTTGTTGAAAATACAGTAAGTGGATTTGGAATAAGAGCCAATCATTTTTCTGGCGTTAACGACGATGTATATATTGCAAATGGAATGGTACCTCCTTCAATAAATGACTCTTCTCCAAATATTTTTAGAAGATCAAAGTCGTATAAAGTTTATGCAAGATTTGGCTGGGATTATATTCCAAATGAAGTTAGAGACGCAGCAGTTGAGCTAATGAAGATGTACTTTGCAAAAGATCGTATCTGGAGAGAAAGATATGTTAAAAAGATATCTACAACAGACTGGGATTTTGAATATTCTTCTGAGGCATTTGGTGGAACTGGGTCTTCTTACGCAGATAGGCTTTTAGCAGACTACGTTATAACACAAATGGTACTGGTGTAATGTTTGACGTGGTTGATGGTTTAATGACCATGAAAATGGATGTCTACCGTCAATCAGAACGGCAGGATTCAAACACTGGCGCAATGGTTAGAGAATTTTCTTATATTAAAACAATAGATTGTTACGCCCGTGGAATTATTAGCCAAAACGGCGGTAAAGGTAATGACAGACAAAAGTTTTCTAATAAATATTCTAATGATCAATATATAGAAGTAAGAACATCCGATAGGCTAACTACCAGAGATAAAATAAAAAATATTAGAGATGTAAATGGTAAACCTATCTGGTATGAATTAAATTATCCAAACGATACCGATACTGTATTTGATGTAGCGGGCACAACTCCAATAGCAGACCCATTTGGAAATGTTGTTGGATATAACTCCTCATTAGAAAGAGCGGAGAATCAGCAAATTGGCATCTGAAATTTTAGCAATTAAAGCGGCAAGCGGGCTAGTCAGTTTAATGTCTAGCAGGCCAGCTAGCGGTGCAATAAAAGATAGTACAGTTGCACAGATCTCAGCAGCTCTGTTTTATAAAACAAATGTAATGGCAAAATTAACATCAAATTCACAATTTCAATCTGCATTTAGAAATGTAATTTTTGATCAGCTTCAAGTTGATTTTGGGGATTATATTGATGCAAAAGCAAGAACATCTCCAAAGTCTTTTCACCATGTTTATGAATGGGGTAGAATTGGAGACGATGAGGCAAGATTATTTAAGTTAAAAAAATTACCAGCAGATGGCTTATCTTTAAAGGTTAACTATGAATTAATTGATTCTAAGTCATTTGTACCGTCTGAAAATTCTAATAACAAACACGTCTTTGTAAAAAAAGCTTCTGTGATGGAGGAAGGAAAGACTGTAGTTATTGCTCCTAGATTTTCAGAAAGACTAGTTTTTGATGTAAACGGGTATACAGTTTTTATGCCAAAAGGGCAATCTGTTACTGTAAGAAAACCTGGAGGAGCGGCAGTTAAAAATTCTTTCTTTTCTGCCTACAGATATTTCTTTACTGGACAGCTAGTCAATATGTCTATAAAAAAATCTGGATTTCAAAGACTTTTTAATTCATCATTATCTAGAGCCCTAGGGGTTCCAGCACAAGTTAAGACGGTTAAGTATAGCTTCTCTGCAAATCAGTTAGCAAATGAAGCCGACGCTGCTACATCAGCAGCATTTGCGAGGTTAGTAAATGGCTAATTATAAACTAGATGTAATGTTTCAGCTAAGAAAGTTTTTATGGAGTAAGCTTACAGAATACGGTATATTTGATGAAGAGGATTACTACTCAGATAATCTAGGTGAGTCTTTGATACCAATACTACCAGTACAGCAACAGCCAGAAATGAATCAATTTTTGAGCGGGAAGAAACACATAGTTTACGATAAGATAGGAATGTCTTATGAGAACAACTGGATGATATGCTGCGAACAAATACTATTGACACTATATTCACCAGATCTGCTTGACATTGTTGAAATAAGAAACTTCCTAACTGATGAGTTTAGAAGAATGGATGACTCTGCAAAAGATCTCAATAGATGGGCATCTCCCTTAAACATTGTAAAGGATCCAGGGATATCGGATAAATTTAAGTTTCATAGCATAAATATAGCGGATATATCATCCACATCCCCATCAGAAGAGATCCAAGGCTTCTATGGAGCAGATGTAATATTAGAGATAAAATACTCTAGAATAACAGATGGTAAAGGCAGATTTGCCTGATTTGCCTTTTATAATATAGTAGAGTAAAATTAGAACAGAGGAAAGGGCCTAGCCAGCCAAATAGATATATTAATTTCATATGAAATCAGGAGGAAATACAATTATGGCATATCAAAATACAGGTGACGCTAAGAATATTCTTGTTGGCGCATCACCACTATTTTTGTCAGTAGAAGATTCAACAGTATCTGGTTATGATTCAAGCATGGACGCAGGCGCAGCAAACGCTTTCGTTGCAAACAAAAATCGTTTTGTACCAGCATTCTCATCAGGAGAGTCTTATACTACAACACTAAATAAAGTTTTAACAACAAAGGGTGCTACTCAGACAGCAACACCTTCAGAAGCAACACCAGCAATTGGTGGAGCTTACCGCAACGTAGGTTACACAAATAACGGTCTTCAGATCAGCTACCAGCCAACATTTGACTCAGTAACTGTTGACCAGTTGCTAGATACAGCTAAGCTGTTCAAGTCTGCGATGATGGTTCAAATCTCAACAGAAATGGCAGAAGGTACTCTAGAGAACGTTCTTGCAGTATTTGGTCAAAAGGGATCAACACTTACATCAGACGGATCTGGCGCAACTGCAGTTGACACACTAGGTTTGGAAGCAGGTGCACTAGGTGCAGCTCCAACAGAGCGTCAGCTAATTGCAGTTGGACAGGCTCCAACTTCAGAAGCATCAGCAACTGAGCGTGTATATTATGCACGTCGTGTTTTGTCTGTTGAGCAGTCACAGTTCTCTTTGGCTCGTACAGCAGCAACAACATTCCCAGTAACATTCCGCCTTCTACCATCAGGTGACTCAGATCACGTTGGTTCAGAATACGGTAAGATTATTGACCGCGTTCTAGCAGTTTAATTATATTAATAATTAATATCAAAGCCCCCAAGAAATTGGGGGCTTTGCTGTTGTATCCGTATAATGGTTATGCTATAATAATTTAGACAATCCTTAAGGAGGATAAAATGGCAACAACAGTATATGATGTAGAAGAGATTCAGCTACAAAGCGGAGCTAATGTAAAGCTTAAGCCTCTCTCAATCAAGCAACTAAGAAAGTTTATGGAAGTAATTAAGAAAGTACAAGACGCAGAAGACGAAGCTGCAACACTTGGAATTTTAGTTGAAGCATGCGGAGTAGCATTGGAAGTTCAACTACCTGATCTTGTTAAGGACATAGAGAAGCTTGAAGAAGCATTAGATGTTCCAACAATTAACCGCATCCTTGAAGTTTGCGGAGGAATTAAGATGGACGACCCAAACCTGATAGCGGCAGCGGTACTGGCTGGCCAGAACTAGATTTAGCCGCTTTAGAAGGTCAAGTTTTTCTTCTAGGTAACTGGAAGAATTACGAAGAACTAGAAGAAACTTTATCACTGCCAGAATTGATTCAAACAATTACAGCGATAAATGAAAAAGAGCACAACCAAAGAAAGTTTGCAGCATCACTAAAAGGAATACAATTAGATGATGATGTAGAAGAAGAAAAAAAAGGTTCTACCTTTGAAGATATCCAAAGAAGAGCACTTGGAATAAATACATCAGCAGATGATGTTGTTGGTTTACAAGGGTCCTTAGCGGCGCAAGCTGGATTTGGAATTGGAGCAGGATTAGGATATTCTAGGAGTAATTAGTGGCTGACGAACAAATTGTAACCAGCATAGTCGCCAAAGCCGACTTGTCTAGCCTTGTGTCTGAAGTACACAGGGCTAGTGCTAGTCTTCAGCAACTCCAAAGAGAGCTCCTTGCATCAAACAGAGCTATATCTTCTTCTACAAAATTAGCAAATAATTTATTTAGAGATACATTAACTGGAAGCGGTCAGTACTCCAGTCATTTTGTAAACCTAAATTCTGATGTCGATAAGTTTGGTAAAAATTTAGATTCAGGCAGATTAAAGCTTAAGAATTATTTCCAAACATTTAGAGAACACGCCACTACTCAAAAGGGTATGATCAGGGAGCTTGCCAAAGAGCAGGTAATGCTTCAAAACTCAGTACTGCAGCCGCTAGGTAGAAATGCTCAAGGCTTAATGCAGTACAATGTTATGATTCCTAGAGGACTAGATGCTATAGCAAATAGTGGAAAGTTAGCCCGAATGGAAATGCAGATTATGAATCGTGCATTGTCTGAAGGAGCAGGGTCTTTAATTAACTGGGGTAAGAATACTCAGTGGGCTGGTAGACAGCTAACAGTAGGACTAACAGTCCCGTTAACTATGTTCGGAGCAGCGGCTGGTAAAGCATTTAAAGAAGCAGACCAAGAGCTTGTAAGATTAACAAAAGTTTACGGTGGCCTTGCCGCAACATCAGCAACTGATCTAAAGGCTATTAGAGAAGAAGTTATAGAAACAGCAAAAGTTTTATCTAAAACAATGGGTGCATCATTTAAAGATACTATTGCATTAGGTGCTGACATTGCAGCAACAGGACAAACTGGAAACGAACTTTTAGGATCAATTTCCGAAACAACAAGGCTTGCTATCCTAGGTGAAGTTGATAGACAAGATGCAATGAAAGCAACATTATCAATTCAGACAGCTTTTAAGCAAAATACTAAAGAGCTAACAGAGTCTATTAACTTTCTCAACGCAGTTGAAAACCAAACGTCAACAACCCTTAATGACTTAGTGGAAGCAATTCCAAAAGCTGGTCCAGTAATTCAACAACTTGGTGGAGACGTTAAGGATTTAGCTCTATATTTGACCGCAATGCGTGAAGGTGGTATTAGCGCTTCAGAGGGTGCCAACGCCTTGAAGTCTGGTTTAGCATCTCTTATTAACCCAACAAAACAAACTGTTGGGATGATGTCAGATTTTGGCATAGACGTAATGGGAATGGTTGCTAAAAATACAGGTGACACAACTGGTCTTCTTATGGATTTACAAAAAGCATTAGACTCTTTAGACCCACTAAGCAAAGCAAGAGCAATGGAGCAGATGTTTGGAAAGTTCCAGTTTGCAAGAATGAGTGCGTTGCTTAATAACCTTGGAAAGCAGGGTAGCCAAACCCTTCAGGTTTTAGATTTAATGAAGGCAAGTACTGCAGAGCTTGCAGATGTAGCAAGTCGAGAATTAAAGATGGTTACAGAGTCTGCATCTGGTAAATACAAAAGAGCTATTGAGGGATTAAAAGCAGAGCTTGCAGATGTAGGAGAAGAGTTTTTAGGAGTTGCCACTAAGCTTATAAATGCAGCATCAAAGATATTAGATTTCTTTACTAAACTACCAGACCCAATTAAAAAAGGATTGACCTTCCTTGCTGGATTTACAGCATTAGTTGGACCACTTATTATGTTAACTGGTTTACTCGCAAACTTCTTTGGATATATAACTAAGGGTGTTGTCCAGCTAAGAGCATTCTTTATGAAAGCAAATGGCTGGAAGATGCTTACTCCAGAAATTATTGCCGCACAAAAAGCAGCAGAGCTAGTCGAGAATGCATTTTATTCTGATGCAGCTGCGGCTCAAGTTCTTCACAATGCACTTCAAAAACTTGTTTTAGATTATCAAAATCTTCAAGCAGCATCGGCAAAAAATGCAATCCCAATTAATGGAGGAGTAAGTACTGTTGCTGGTAACCCTGTAATGCTTGCAGGAAGAAGAGTAGTTGACCCTAGCGATCCTTATGTAGGAGATCCCAATACAAGAGCAATGTCTCATATTAATCCGAGAGACCCAAATAGACCAGCAACAATCTTTGGCGGGGTACCAGGAGCAATACCAGTTAATAGAGGAATATCAAGAACTCCTCAAATGTATATGCATGATAGACTACCTAATATTGAAGGTCTAACAAGTGTAAAGGGAATATCTACAGGAATTGTTCCAGGAGAAGCAGCTAAATTCCATGCATTAATGGCAACACTTGGAATGCAAACAGAGCAAGAAGTTGCAGCATTAAAGAAAACAATTATGATGGGCGGAACAGTTAGTAGAGAACTCCTTGACACATTTGATGACATTCTTCCAATAACTCAAAGATTTGCAGATAGTGCAGCTACACAATCTGGATTAATAGTTCAGCAAATGAGAAATGCAGAGATAACAGTTGAACAAGCAAAAGCAAGGATATTAGCACTCAACGCACAAATAGAAGCAGACATGGGAAGCGCAGTAGGATTGTACGCTGCAGGACGTGGCAGAACTCTTGATTTAACAAGAGCTCCAATGATGGATCAGCCAGTTGTTGATGCAAATGGGCAATTTACATTAAGAGATTTGTATAAGAAAAAAACAAACGCAGCTGTAATGACCGAGTTTGGTAGACTACGTGGAATCAGAACATTTGGCGCTCCGTATAGCATGCAGACAACAAGGATGCCTAGATTTAACACTGGTGGAGAAGTTGAATCATTTAGCTCAAATAAAACAGTTGTTTCTGGCCCATCATCTATAGGATACGATGACAGACTTGGTAGTGTACCTTTAGGCGGATATGTATTAAATCAGCAAGCTGCAATGGACCCAGCAAATGCTGCATTGGTTGCAATGGCCCCAAGCACTTACTTAAATAATGGTGGAAGTATTACTGCAGCACTTACTCCACGGGAAGTTGTATTTGGCCCACAAATTCAAAAAATGCCTGAGCTTTATGCAGCAGTAGATGCAGCAAATAGCGGATATAATTTTGGCGGGCAGATAATGAAAGGCACATATGGATATGGTAGAGAAAGCACTTTATCAATATGGGCAAGATTAGTTAACTCTAAGGATTATCCAAAAGTAATTAAAGCAGCAACAGTTGCTTCTGATGCTGCAATATTATCACAGCTTACTGGAATGGACATTAAGGATGCTACAAGACGCACTTATGCAGATTATGAGGCAGCAACAAAGCATGCTAGAAAAGCATCAAAAGCAAATGGAACAACAAAAACAGAAGAGTTTGTAAAAGCAAGAACAGCTCAACTTATTAATTTAAGTAAACAATATCCAAATGCAAACTTAATACTAGATGCCTATTCAAATAAAAATAAATATGATCAAAATGCAAAAGCATCTGGTCATAAAAATATAGACACAGCTTCCTATTCAAATGCAATGAAATCTGTAGTTAAGGATTTAGTATCAAGAGGCATCCTGACTCCAGCTCAAGCAAATAAAGTTTTTGGAATTTTAGGTGGAGTTACAGATGGATACGATCCAATTCATAAATCTCATTTTATTACCGCAAAGGAATCTGCTTCAGTATTTAAACCAGGAGAGCTAGAAAAATTATTAGTATCTAATGGAATGTCAAAAGCAGAGGCAGCAAAATATGCTAGCATTACTGGAGTTAGGTCAAATAATTATATTGGTCATTCTACTGGACTTATGGGATCATTTAACACTATGGGCAACTGGTTACAGGGACGTACAGGTGGTGCTTTTAGGGATCAAGTTTCACCATTTCAGGATGAAGCAAAGGGTAATTTTATAAGAGGAATGAAAAAGCTTAAATCTGATTTGGGAATTAAGGGCAAAACAACAATGCCTGAAATTATTAAACAGCTTACTTTAATGAAAATGAAAAAAAGTTATGGAATGGGATTTAAAATGATTCCAACTCTAGGTGGCAGATTGGGTCAAGTTCATTGGATGAAACAGCTAACTGGCCCAATGGTTGGGTTCTTTAACAAGGGCGGTGTGATTCCAGGTGGATCTATATCTGCAGATAGATCTTCATATGGAGTGGTTCCTCCACTTTCTGCAAGACTAGAGGCTATTAGATTAGCTCAGCAAGCTCAATATGCTAAAAAGCGTGAAGCCGATATGATTAAGTACCCGTGGATTAAAGAAGCCGTAGAAGGTAGAAATAGAGGGTCTAGCATATCTCCATTATTAAAATTACTAGCGCCAGGAAAACAACTTGATATTTTAGAGCAAGCTCGTGAAATGTCAAGGGCTACAGCAACTGGATCATTTAAAGATTTGCCTCCCGTTAAATATGGACACATGGTTTCACCAAGCTCTGGAATGAGTTATCCAATACCTGGTGTTTCTGGATTATACAGAGACTCCGAAGGTAGACTTAAGTTCTTTAAGGGTGTTCCAAATGAAATATCTGCTAAGGCTGAGGTATACGGAACTAGAATGGCTAGAGAAGTATTTGGACTTGATGCTCCTGAGCAAACAATTAAAACAATATCAAATCCATTAGACCCAAGTGGCAAATCAAAGTTGCTTGGTGTTGAGTCACCGTTTGATAAAAGATTTACTACTGGAGGAACAGTCTTTAACGAAGATGAAATGATTAGACAAACAATTGCATCTTTAGTTATGAACAATAAGGATTTATCTCCAAGCAATGTGTTCGGAAATGTTTTAGCAGATGTAGGCGCTGCAGGAGTATTTGCTAAAGCTTCACGCAATACCGAGCATGCAAAATCCCTTCCTTCTATGATAGATCAAGCTATGATAAACCTACTTGGAGTTAAGGGCGGAGCTAGAAAAGACTTTGCAGTAAACACAGCACCAATTGCTGCAGGAATGACAGCTAAGCAGTATAACAGAAAAATGAAAGCCGCAATGAAAAAAATGCATCCAAAACTTGTTAAGTTTGTTGCAGGATTGCCAAGAGAAGATAGAGCTCCATATATCAAATTGTTAAAAAGATTTGAAACTGGTATGGATGATGCAACTGACTTTGGTCCGTTGCATGCAGTTCATGTTGCAGCTAAAAGAAATAGTGGAGGACCAGTTGGAGGCTCAATTCAAAGAGGACGTTATTCTTATGGAAAAACTGGCGCACGAAGACCAGGAAATCCCGCAGCTAGAGCAGCATGGGAAGCTGAGCAACGTGCTCAAAGAGAAAGAGACGCAGAAGCTAAAAGATCTAGAGCATCCTCACATCAAGTTTATGGACAGCAAGCCCTTACTAGTGGCTTAGGGAGAGAGGCAGCAAGAACTGGAACAACAAGTTTTTATAACCCAGGCTCATTGATATTTCCTCAAATTGGAGCTCAAATAAAAACAGGACTTTCTTCTGTTTCAAATGCAGTTCTAAAGGGAACTATTAGGATGAATCTTGAGCTTCTTGCAGCAACCAATAGATTTGGAAATGCTTACAGAAAATCTTCGGATCTTCTTATGAATTCTACAAAAGCAATATCAGCAAAAATAATATCTAATGCAACGTCATCCGCTTTAAAAATTAAATCTACTGGTTCAAGATTTTATAATGCAATTGTAAGAGAGCAAAACGCATTTGCTGCAAGGAATTACCCTGCAGGACATGCTGTTCCATCTCAGGGATTCTTTGGTCCAGGATTTATTGGTAAGTATAAAGATTTAGGAGATGGGCTACAGTCTAGAAAAGTTGGTAGTTTAGGATTTAGAAAAACAGAGTACCTTGTAAATGGCGTAAACATGACTGAAAAGCAAGCAAGGGCAGCTGGTCAGCAAATACCTACAAGGGCAAATGGAATGAGCATGGGCGCTCAAATGGGTATTGGTATGGCTGGGTCAATGGCTGGAATGCAATTGATGGGTAGAGAAAAAGTTACTATACTCGGTCAAGAAATGTCTGGAATGACTGCTGGAATGAGCTTAATGGCCGCAACTTCAATACTTCCTATGCTTCCTTTAGGTAGAGCGTTTAAAGCAGTCAAAACTGCTGCAATTGAATCTAAATTGGCAGTTAAGGGATTCTCATTGTCAGCAAAAGGCTTGTCATCAGGAATTGCTTGGGTTGGTAGATTTGCTAAATTCTTAGGTCCAATTGGCTTAATTATAACTGGGCTAACTACAATATTTGACATTTACAAAAAAATTCAAAATGATCAACAAGATTCCAAGATGGCTAATTCTATTACTGCCAAAGGTGCAGAGGAAGCTGGCATAAAATACTTTAATCTACAAGAATCAATGCAAGGATATTTAGATAAGCAAGAAGCTGTTGCAATTGCCGCAAAAGCTTCACGATTTAATTCAATAGGAATGCCAGGCCTTCCTAAATCAGTAGAAGATATGAAAAAGGTAAAAGAAGAAGGAAAAGCATTAAAAGAAGTAATTGAATCTCTTAATAGATCTAAAAGTATAGAAGAGACAAAGATACTTATGGCAAACCAAAAAGCTCAATATATTGCAGGCGGAATGAGCGTTGAAGAAGCAAATAGAAAACTATATGGCGCACTTCTTAATAGCGAAAAAGCTTTCCAGGCTATGAGTATACTTGGTGACGGAGCATTTGGAAAAATTGTAGACAGGGCAACAGCAGCAGAGTTTGCTGTTGGAAACTTAATAAACACAATAAATTCTGGTCCAGGCGCAACAGATGATTGGGTAGGAGATATTAACGCTGGCTTTGAAGGATTAATAAATACATTTTCGGCAGCAACTGATGGCTTAATTGGAACAAAAGATAAATTTGGAAATGTTATAGATGAGTACAAGGCATATGAAATGGTTATGTCTAGCTCAGAAAAAATGTATCCTCAATTTAATGAAGCAATTGGTTACGAAGTCCTTGCTGACATAACCAGTGCAAATAAGCTTCTTGGCAGTCTATTAAACCGAGAAGATAGCATAAAAGGAGTTATTGCAAAGTGGACATTATTTACTAAAGGATTTACACAAGATTTAAATAAAATTGATTCAGCTCTAGCAATTAAATTAGCTGGATTTACAGAAGCACTCGGAACAAGTATTACAAAGCTAACAGATTCTAAAGATAGTTCAACTACGTTTGGATCAGTCGGATCTGTTTTAGAAAAATTAAAAAAATCAATGGCTTCTGTTTCTGCTGCTACTCAAAGATCTGCCGCTGCTGCTCAAAGAAGCGTACAAGAAGAATTAAAATTAATTGCTAAAAAAATTAAGCTTATTGATGATGAAAAAAATAAAAAATTAGAAGCACTAAGAGCAACTCAAGACGCATCTAATTACGCACTAGAATTACAAAAACTTGAAATAGAATATCAGGATGCTTTATCACGTGGAGACATGGCCGCAGCTAATCGTGCTCAGTTGGACATTGAGCAGCTTACAAGAAATAGACAATCTCAGCTTACTCAGCAGGCAATTGAAGACGCAGCAAATAAACAAAAGGCACCTTTAGAAAAAGATGCTGCAGCTATACAAGAGAAAGCAGATAGAGATGCAGCAGCTCTTGCAATTGCAAGAGATAACGCAGCATCTTCATCAGAAATTGCTGCAAAAATTACTGATTTCCAGGGAGAGTATAACAATTTAGTTGAGCGTGGAATAACTGCAACATTTTTGCCAGACCCAGAAAGAAAAGCAGAAGAAGCCGCCGTTCAAGCCGCCCTTTTAAATTTAGTTAAAGAAATACAAACATCTGGAACTGGAAACACAGCTCTTGCTAAATCAATTCGTGAAGCATTTCAAAAACTTTCCTTGTTTGATAAAAATGGAAATCCTATTCCAACAGTTACAACACCTCCTAAAACAACAGGTTACCCAACAATTGGTGCAGATGGTAAAGTAGTAAATCCAGCTGGAACAATTAATTTAGACATACTTAAGCAGTTTAATAAAGATATGAAATCAGTATCTGGCATGGCACAAGAAATAACTGGCGGCACAAGTCTAGATAGACTTAGAATAGAAATGAAAACAGCACTAGGCCTATTGAATACAAATAAGAAGCAGCTTTCATTTGATTCAGATACTAACAAGACACAAATATTTGATGGATCTGGACTAACTGTTCAGAAATCTCCAACTGGAAATTCATTCTATATAAACAAACAAGACTTTGTAAAACAAGGATTGGCTTTTCTCCCAGAAACTATATTATCAATAAATGGCGAAAGATGGGTAACTAAGCAAACATTTCAAGGAAAAGTTTATGTTTATAAAATGGCAGATGGAGGAAAAATATCTGGTCCAGGAACTGGTACATCAGATTCCATTCCAGCAATGCTTTCACATGGAGAGTATGTAGTTAAAGCATCCTCTGTTGCAAAATATGGAGTAAGAACACTTGATGCAATTAACTCACAGAAGTTCCATAAGGGTGGACCAGTTCACGCACATTTGCCAGATGGAACACACCCACCTTCACAAATTTCATTAGGTAATAATAGATATGTTCCAATTTTGCCTACTGGAACTGTTTGGAGAAGCAAAGATAGTGGAATGTATGACAGCGATAAATCTATAGCTCCGCCATGGTTTACTATAAATCCAAATGAAGTGCGCAATAACGCTATGTTTCTTACACCACCTACAAAAAACTATGGTATAGATAAAATTAAATCACCTATGGGATCTCTTCAAAGATTTCTTGCTATTGCAAAAAGTCAGATTGGAGCAGGTCACGACTATAGACTACATACTAAAGATAATCCTACTGGCGCTGCGGGAGATATTCCTGGAATAGATGCTGGTCTGTCTCAAGTTAATAAGTTCACTCTCTGGGGTAAGAAAAAATTTGGTTTAACTAGCGATTCTTCTTGGTGGTGTGGAGAGTTTGTTGCTTGGGTTGCGGAACAAGCTGGAGTTGAAATATCAAACAAAATGCAAAGCGCATGGCAAGCAACTCAGCAATATAAAAAGAAGGGGCTTTTTAATGATTTAACTAAAAAGGACAATTTTAAGAATGTTAAAGTTGGAGACTTAGCTTGGTTTGATTACGATGGCATGGAGCAGCCCAGAGATGGAGTTCCAGACCATGCATCTATAGTTTCTAGAGTTATTAAAGATGCTATTTCTGTAATTGGCTGGTTTGGCGATGACGCAGTTTTACAGAGAACATATTCCAAAAAAGGACTACAAGACTTTTTTGGTTCAGTAAGCCCAGAATTTAAAAAGCCTGCTCCTAAAATAATTACTGATCCATCACCGCTTTCTCCTGCAACAAACACAAATCAATCTAGCGATACTTCAACGGCCTTATCTCCAACTCCTACTCCAACCCCAACTGGCTTTGCAAGAGGCGGCCTCGCAGCACTTCCTCATTTAAAGAAGAAGATATTCGAATCTTTCCCTAAGAAGCCATACCCAACACGCAACCCAGGAGGAATGGGTATTGATAAGAGTACTCCTCCACTAGTTGGCTCTGGAGCATCCGCATACTTTGGTGGGCTGCTAGGTGGCGGTGGCGGAATGATGGTTGGATACCACGACGGTGGTCCAGTACATCCACATCCTCACAACTCCCTGCCTAATTTAAAGAAGAAGATATTCGAATCTTTCCCTAAGAAGCCATACCCAACACGCAACCCAGGAGGAATGGGTATTGATAAGAGTACTCCTCCACTAGTTGGCTCTGGAGCATCCGCATACTTTGGTGGGCTGCTAGGTGGCGGTGGCGGAATGATGGTTGGATACCACGACGGTGGTTACGTACACCCACACCCTCATGACGCTCTTACAAATACGCTAATCCAAGCACCTCCTAAAGGTACTACTGCCTATGCTAAGTACGCATACGAAATGGCTAGGAACTACGGAGGGGCAGCAAAGACTGCTGCTAAACTTACTAAGCCAATAAAAGTTTCTGACGGGCCTGCGTACTCGTGGATAGGTAGCGATGGAACTGTTGGTTATAGCAGACACGATAAGTATAAGTACATAGATGCTGGCATGGGTTCTGCAAGTGAAGTAGAAAGCCAAATCCTTAGCGATTTATCTAAGACCGCAATGCGAGCCAAGATTATTGAAATGAACGCTAAAAGATTCCACGACGGTGGTTTAGCTCATCCACATCCTCATAAGCCTTTCTCATGGAAGCAGAATGTTCCAACTTCTAATAGCAGCGGTGGACCAGGCTCTTATAACTCATCAGTAGGAAAAGGCATGTGGGATGGATTTTCAGTACCTTGGCTAGATTCTTTAGGTGTTAAGGGAATACAACAAACCTTTAATAAAATTTTTCAAGGCGGAAAAAATAAAGGTGTAAATGATGCTTACTCATCTTCTCCTAATAAAGGAGACTATGCAATGGCAGCTCTATTCCCTCTTAACTTTGCTGGAATGGGAATAGGCAAAAAACTTACAGGCCAAATACCAAATCAAATTTATGAAAGCGCTATAGAAAAAGGTCTAAGGCTACAAAAAGGCGAAGCTGGAATAAATGAAACCTATCACGCAATTTTAGACGGAGTTAGTGGTTTCTATAAACCTCAACTTGGAAACATAGAAACCAAAAGAGAAATGTTTGGCTCTATATTTTCTAGGGCACTCGGACTCCTTGCTCCTGCTAATATACCAGTTGTTACAGGAAACTCCTTGCGACCAAGCGGAATATTTAGTCCAGATGTAGCAGCTCAGGGAGGTTCACTTTTAAAACATATCCAAGGAGCTTCTACTGGTCTATGGGGAGGGTACGATAAGGTTTCATCTGTTGAAGATGCTATTTCAAGCGGGTATAGAGCAGCAATGATGACCGCTATGAGATATTCAGATGGTCATGATGGAAATTTGGTATTAAATACAACCACAATGCAGCCAGGTCTTATAGATTTTGGAATGATTTTAGATTTTCTTCCAAAAGGACATGGAATCAACATCCCTTCCATGTATTCGCCACTAAGACAAACTGTTCCAAGTTTAGTTGATGCAGTTTCTGACCCAAGAAGACAAGCATTTTTTGAGGGTTTACTAAAAGCAAAAGATGTATTGTCTGGCCTGTCCAGATCAGATATTAAGGATATGTTAAAATCCGCTGGATATAAAGGAATAGATCTTCAGAAAAAATTAAAAATTGTAACAAGTAGCATTAAGGATACAATTAATGCAATGCCATCTGCAGTTGATGACATGTCCTTTAAGGTACCAGATTTACCTGAGTTGTCTGGCGATATTATGGTTGGTCCATTCTCATCTCCCTCAATAAAGGGATTCCCATCTATTAGCAGCTTACCAAATTCTATTAAAAATGTACGCAAGCTGTGGAGCACTCCACAAGAATCAACAGGTCTTGAATGGGGTGACGTTGCAGGAAGAATTATATTCGACAGCAGTCCAATTAACCCAGTGGTTAAGAATATACGCAAACTGTGGAATGCTAAAGGATTCCACGACGGTGGTTACGTGGGCCACAAGCATCCAGAAGATGGTGTTCCTGGAATAAGCCCAGACGGCAAGCTTTCTACAATGCTTTCAGCTGCAGAGTCAATGATTGGATATAAAGAAGGTAAAGAGGATAACGATACATTTTTTGGTAAATGGCAAAACAAAAATGATAATGATATAAGCTCTAATTATATTGCTTGGTGCGGTGCTTTTATGAACTGGGTAGCAAATGCTTCTGGAGTTCCACTAGATAATATGGTTTACACATCTGGAGGTGCTAACAAGTTTAAAGAAAAGGGTGACTATCATACAACAAATCCACAAGTAGGAGATATGGCGTTCTTTAACTATCAATATGATAATGATCAAAAAGGCCAGAATAGAATCCAACACATAGGATTAGTTAGAAAAATTCTATCAGACTCTATGCTTGAAACTATTGAAGGAAATACTTCAGAGGTAGAGCCACCTTTAGTATTTCCAAAAGATTACGTTGATGAAGGTTATTATGATAAAGATAAATTAAACAGAATTAGAGATGGCGTATTTAGAAGAAATAGATTATATAACCATCCTGGTGCATCAATAGTAGGTTTTGGAAGACCTAAATATAAGGGCGAAAATACTATGCTTGGTCAGCTAGTTGTTGATGGAAAAATTCCATCACTAGTAAATCCTAATATAGATAAACACTCCTTGTCAGCATCAACGCTTAATAGGTATAAAGGATATAAAGATGGTGGAGTCGTAGATTCTAATAACTCACCATTCTTGTTTAATGCAGAAACACATAAGATAAACAATCCTCTTATTAGAGAGAATTATAAATTAGAGGCAGAAGGAAAACTACGTCCATATACTCCAGTTGATTTGCCAGATAGAAGTGCAATAACTGAAGAAGAAATTAAATTATTACTAAAGGGAAAAACACTTCCTGGAACATGGCAAGATTACGAAAAGTTGTCGCTAATTCAAATGCGTCAGGATGGGCTTAGAGATATTGAGTTCATTAGAAAAAATTTAAAAAAGGCTACAGCGTCTAAGTTGCCTTATTACAACATGTCACCAGCAGTTGGTAGAGCCGCAAAACAGCTTGCACAGGGCGGAAGATCGGAAGAGTTTATTAGACATGTTTTGGGCATTAATGATTTATCTATACCTGTTCCAGGTTCTCAAAAAGTTGCCAAGCCTGGTCAGGCACCGCAATCCCCTAACGTTTCTGCAGAAGGCGAGAAAGTTAAAAAGTTTGGCTTTGGTGGCATAGCAGGATATCATGCAGGCGGAGCCGTTGGACATAAGCATGGAAATGAAAATGGAAACTTCTTTAGTAGATTTAATCCAGTAAATGCATTTTCTTCAATGCTTACTGGGATGTTTAATTTCGGTGCTTCTAATGTTATTAAAAAAAGCACCAATATTCAGTCTCAAATAACACAGCAAGAAAAAGATTACATGGCCTTACAAACTGCTCAGATGTTTTCTGGTTATACTTCAGCATTTAATTTAAAAAATAAAACAAGCCCAGAAATTTTTGGAAGTCAAAATCTAGGTATAGCAGCAGACTTACTTGGGGTATTACCAGGACTTGGGGCAGCCTCATTAGCCCCACTTGCAGCCGTTAAAGCAAGAAAAGCTCTTTCTACATCGGCTGCAACAAAGGCGGTTAACAGACAGGGCGTTCAAGTATTTGACAGAAGATTACCATCAGTAGTTAATGACTTAATGCAGGTAACTGGAGTAAAGACTAAAAAATTAACAAAATTTGATGAAACTCTTACATCTTTCCAAAAAGCTAACGAATTAGCTTTAGCAGATCCTTTATCGAGCAACGTAACTCCAAAAATTATTTCAGGGAAAGGTGTTGTAAATCTATACGACCCAAAACAATGGGATCTGAGAACAGCATGGAATGGCGGAGCATTCAAAACAAAAGATTTGATTAATGTGCTTAGAGGTAAAAAATTAATTGACAATGCAGCCTATGCAGACCCACGTACTTCTAGTGTATATGGGCCAAATACCATGGGTGTGAAAACATTATTTCATGAATTAGGTCATAGAGACCTATTCTTAGAAAGCCCAACATCTAGAACCATTTTAGGAGATGATGTTGTTGCTAATGCTAGGGCTGGAGTCCATGAGATATATGCAGATAGGTTTTCAGGGGCTTCTAGAAAAGTTTTGGGTAGATATTGGGATAAAGAGTGGACTCAAGCTAACTTTAAGGACCCATTTGCAGATGGAAATTCTTACGTAACAAATCCTAGGACTGCATTCCTTGATGACTTTTTCAACTATGTTGAGGGGATTAATACAGGAAGAGCAAATCAAGTCACCCCGCAATTCTTACATGACTACGTAAGAAATTCAGGTAATTCATTATCGCCAGAAGCTCTTAATAAAATAAACAAGTACCAGTTTTTATTTCAAGAGTACAGAAAGATTGCAAGTGCTAACAAAACTTCTCTTAATTATGAGCTTCTGGAGCTGCTAAAGTCTTTTAAGAATTCCCCTGAAACTTTTAGTTTCGTTCCTGACTTACCTAAATTTGAGGCTGGAATCAATATGGTTCCAGCAGACATGCTAGCATTAATTCATAAGAATGAAGCTGTAGTTCCAGCACACATGAATCCATTTAATCCAAATGCTACATCATCTGCAATAGCATCAGGATCAGTGTATAATATTAGCGTAGAATTAAATGGAACAAATTTAACAGCACAAGATGTTGCAACTCAAATACACAAAGAGATGAAGTTAAAAGAAATGGCATCTGGAGTAAATAGAAGAGTGGGTAGTAAATGAGTTTTCAAAAATTATCTAAAGGCTCAGCTTTATATATAGAAGCATTAGACCCATTTGCAATTAACACTTCAACTAATACATTTGAATACAAGGGTGCCACAGTTACTCCACCAGGAAATATTTATCCTGCCTATGATCCAACAGCAACACCTCCTGTAACTTGGCCCATACCATATCTTGATAGAGGACAAAAAAAGTTTATAAGAGTTACAGAGCATAATAGAGCCCCACTAACATTAAATAATATTAGAATTGAGAAGTCAAGCAGAATGTCAAACGGTACTTTAAGAAAGTATCATATTGCAGATAAATTAGACCTCAGTGTATCTTGGGATATGGTTCCTTCTTTTAGAAATGAGACAGTTGATGGAGGCTGGGGAGCAGAAGATCTAAAAAACTTTTATGAATCCGAAGCAGGCCGAGGAGATTTTAGAATAAAAATTAATCCAACTGTATTTAGCCCAACTTTAATAACAGAAAGTGCTGGACTATTATCAGATGACTATACATACACTGTGATGTTTACCTCTTGTGATTTTACGGTTGTTAAAAGAGGCCTTCAAACTTTTTGGGATGTAAGCATAACTTTGGAGCAGGTATGATATCAGCATCAACTGCTACACAGGATACGCTTAAAAAAGGATATTCAGTTTCAACTTCGGCGGGAGCTACAATTGAATACAACCTAAACTCAATGGTTGAAGATATTTCTGCAACATCAGATGCAATGACAAATGCATATACAGCTGCTTTTCAAAAGTTATTTCCAATAGATACAATATATAAGCCGTTCAGGCCACTTTCCCCAGGGATTAAATATTTAATAAATACACTCAATAACACAGACACCCCATCACAATCTTTTGAAGATCCAAGAGATATGCAGATAGTGGGTAGACCAAGACTTTACTATCCTGGCCCAGATATGGTATATAAATATTGGCTGGCACCTAAAAATACAGACATTAATATTTCATTAGAATATTTTGCTAATAAAGAAAAAACTATATCCAAGCTAATTCCTGTAAATAAAATTATTGCAAGATTTGAAATAAATCACGATACTCCAACTGAATGGACTATAACTGGAGTTAAGTCTGATAACTCAACTATATCTGTTAGAACTGTTGTTACTAGCGTGAATCGAATTGATCCGCTAACTGGTGAAGTAGCAATATATTATAATGGATCAACATGGTCAACTGACTCATCGACAATAAATTATACTAGTTCTCAAAAATTTAAAAAGATATCATTGTCTGCAAAAAATTCTAATACTGGTAAGTTAATAGGTGTCATTGAGTTTAGTCCTAGGTGGGTTAAGTCTCTTGACTCAGATCTTGTTTCATTTTTAGTTAACAAAGAAACGACATCAGATGATTCATCAATTGTTCCAGTTGGAGTTATAACCGCAAATTACCTAAGCTTATCAATAATAAAACCACACACAACAATAGAACCCAAATCTAAATCAATTATTGAATATGATAGAAGCTCATCTACTATTGACGATACTAAAATTTATTTATTTAAAAATGCTATTATTAGACCATATGTAACTGTAGGAACAGCAACCCCACCTGAAAAAATTTTTCAAGGGTTTTTTTACGTAAATTCATGGTCTTTATCAGAATTTGGAGAGTGCACAATAGATGCTACAGATGCAGCAAAAATATTGCAAGACACAATATGTCCGCAAATGTTAGTTCAGGATTCTCCAGTAATTTCAATTATTAAAAGAATTCTAGATTCAGTTGGATTTTCTACCTATAAAATTAATGTAAAAAAGGGCCCTAATGAAAATGGCGACATTGTTGTTATTGACAAATCAATTCCGACTTTATCTTATTGGTGGGCAGACGGAGAAAAAACTGTTTGGGATGTTCTACAAGAACTATGTAGGGATATTCAAATGAATGCAGTTGTTGATGAATACAATACTTTAAATTTTTATACTAGAGAATTTATGTATGATGCAGAAAGAAATTCAGATTGGACATTTACTAGCGCAGATATAACAAGTGGTTCAAACTTACTATACGCACCAAATATACAAACTTTAACAACAAAAGAACTTTTTTCTGCAAATCAGGTTAGAGTCAGATACTCCACAGCATTTGTTTCCTTAAACAACGAATCATCTTCGCCACTTTGGAAATCTGACACTTCATTTTTAGGTGCTGGTGCGTTAGTAACACCTATAGATAACAGCAGCACTGAATTCAGGCTTAAGCCTAATACCGTAGATACTACAAGAACTGATCAGATTATGAATCAGTTTAATGGATATGTTTTAATTAATAGTGAGGTTATTGAGTATGATGGCATATACTATCAGTATCTTCCAAAAACGGAACCAGAAGGCTCGGAAAATTTTAAAGAGGTTTTAATTAAAAGCCAATCAGATATATGGAGATATTCAGCACTAGCTAAGCCAGGCTATAAATATTTTTCACCACTTAATAGATATAGAATCAAAGCAAGAGAATCTCTTGGTACTTCTAAATCAAATCACCCAATTGCACCAAACTCATATATAAATGGAAAGGGCGAAAGTTTTACAGATAGATTTAACCTATACCCACTTACTATAGGAATTCCAGATGAAGCAGCACAGTCTAAGGCCAGTTCAGGAAATTATTATATCCAAAATGATTTAGGCGAAGGTATAATAAAAAAAGGGTTCTTATCAATTCCAAATCTAGATAAAGATAAAAAAAGTTTTGATATTGCCGTTAAACAATTTAATTCAATTGATACATCTAAGAATTATTTTTCATTTGGAACAAGAATGTTTTTTGACACTCGCTTAAACACTCAAGAGCAAGCTGGTGGAATAGGATTTTGCCTAGACGCTAAAGGACAAAATGGTTATTATCTTTTAATAAGAACATCATCATTTTCTGGATTAAAAAAAGATATTATGATTATAAAAGTAGATAATGGAGTGCTTAGAGTTTTAACAGATAGCCAAGTTATTTCTACAAAAACATTTACTGGGGTAGAGCCTGGAATAGAGTATGCAGTTGATATTTTTGTTAATAGAAAAAGTAATGGGCTTCAGAATGATATAACAGTTTTTATTAACGGATTTAAAATACAAGCAACTGATTCAGGAAATGATTCTCCAAGCACATATAATCCACCAAGAGGCATTACCAACAATGTTGGTCTTCATTGCGGACAAGGAGTTGCTTATTTTGAATATGTATATGCAGACGACATTACCGAAGAAGTGTATTTAAAAAATCAAAGCCGTTCAGTTTATGAACATCACGGGGTATATTCAGATGATACAGTTTCAATGTTACATGGAAATGTTATTTATAATGATGGAAAGACTGTAGCTGATAACACTGGAGCTGTTTTTGAGTTTGGAACAACAGCTAGAGAAATTAGAAAAACAAAAATTTCATACGATGATAGACCAGCGATTCCCCTTACCTTTAAAACATCTTTAAATAAATACGTAACTCTTCTAGATCAGAAGATACAGCCGTTTGGAGGAGAAAGCTATACGCTAAACAATAGCTCAAATACTGTTTCATTGGACGATGGAAACAATACTAGTTTTTATGTTTTAGGAAATTCAATCCAGCGTTCTGGAGTTATAGATTATGACACGGATCAAACAGAAGACTCTTCAAATAAAGAGTTTGTGGTATTTGAATCAAATTGGATTCAAACAAATGAAGACGCAAAGACCCTAGCCGATTGGATAAAGTCAAGCGTATTAAATAGAGGCAAAATGGTTGAAATGACCGTATTCGGAAACCCACTAATATCTGCTGGAGACATAGTCAAAATTAACTACCCAGTATTAGGAATGACAGAATTAAGCAATAAATACCTAGTTACAAAATGTACTATGGAATATGCGGAAGGATTAACTACCTCAATTTCGTGTAGAGCAATCTAATAGCGTAATGGTATAATAAATAAATGGGAATTCAATCAGGAAAAATATCAGTAATATATGACGACGATGCTCGCCTTGCGGACGCCTGGAAAGGAAGGCCTGCTGGCACAGATATAAAGATGGATCCGCTAGTTGGCAACGGAGGCGATGAAGGCTCTGATGGCCCAACAAATCCAAACAGGCCTCAGCGTAGCGATGTAGTATTAAAAGATATTGTAAAACAAACAAGCGATTCTGGGATAGAAAAAAGAAAAGCAATTTTTAGAATTTATAATTCAAGCAAAGAAAAGATTGACGGATTTTCTTTTGCACTAACAATACCAGACCAAGAGGGGGGAAGAGCATGATAACAAAATTTGGAAAAAGATTTTTAACTAGTTTTATTGCAGGCACATCTTCACTATCATCAAAAGAGATGGCAATAGGAATTGCAACAAATGCCGAATACCCTTTGGCGGACACAAACTCAAGACTTGGATTTGAATTTTATAGAGTTCCAATTAGGCAGGGTGGAATTGATATTGATTCTACTACATCGCCAGTAACTTATACAGTAATTTTTTCTGCCACTTTGCCCAGAGAAGTATCTGGAAGGATTAACGAGATTGGAATATATTCTGGACAATCTTATAATACCAATCTTTATGGAAGCAAATTTATTTCAGACTTTGAATTCCCTTATGAGTGGACTCCAGAGCCAGCTTTGGATCAAGTAAATAGCAGAATCTTAGATAGCTCTTTAACATTCACTTCAAACTCAACATCTCCACGAGAGTATACTTATCCTTTATCAAATTTAGATATTTCTGGATACAACCCGCTAGACACGTTATGTCTTTCATATAAAGCAAATGATGCAAACTTATCTTCTATAAAAGTTAGACTATACAACTCTGATTCAGATTATATGGAGTTTACTTTTTCTGGGCATGTAGTAGGAAACAATATAAAATCTTTATATATGTCTCAAGGTATTGCGGTAGGAACATTTAATTCTCAAAATATTACTAAGTTAGGTGTAATAGTTACACCAACAACTTCTCAGACATCTGTGTCAATGGACGGCCTTAGAATAAATGATGAAGATACCTTTGATCCAGAGTATGGATTGATTGCTAGATCTATATTAACATCAGAGCTGGTTAAGGTAGTTGGAAGAGAAGCATCAATAGAGTTTAAACTAGACTTGTCGTTTGGAGTTTAATTCATGGCTGGCAAATACGAAGATTTAGGTATTATACAATCAAAAGATGGAGACTATTTTGACGTAATCATTCCAGACCTAGATCTTAGTACAGAATATCAACTTCAGGTTGCTTGGGTTTATACAGATAAAACTTTAGGAATTAGTGATTATTCAGACCCATATACATTTGTAACAACAGGAGAGCAGCCTTTAAATAAGCCAAGATTTTTAAGATCAGATTTAACTACACAGCTAAATGCACTTATTGTAAATTGGTCAGGATTAGATTATTTGGGAGCCGCTTACCCTAAGAGCTTTGCAAGAGTTGATATATATGTAAAAGGTGGAACATTTGGAAGCGACTATGTAATTGCAGGTAGCTTTGAAAAAGCTGGAAAGAAAACAATTATTGCTCAATCAGGAGCATACTCAGTAAAGTTAAGAGCAGTAAGTAAGCTTGGAACAGTATCAGATTTTAGTGATGAGTGGTCATCAAATACATCTGATCCCTCAGAAATTATTGAGCCACCTACACTTCCAATTGGACTAACAGTTTCAAGCACAGCATTTGGAATTTCTGTAAATTGGGGTGGAGCATATCAAGCAGATGATCCATTTTCTGGATTTAAAACAATTGAGGTTTATGCAACAACAAATGCTGCATTGGGAGCCAGCACTACTACAGCATTTGCAAGCTCTGCATTAGTAGCAAATTTAACAGTAACACAATCTTTAAATAGACAAAATGTTGGAATTGATAACCTAAAGCAGGCTTTGGGGTTAACTACTTCTAAACAGGTGTATGAAGCCAATGTTTATTTTTATTATATAGCGTATAACAAAAATAATGAGCCTTACAAGGTTTCAGGTGTTCCAACATATACACGTATTAGTGCAACACCGTTATCACCAACTCAAGCTAACTTAATAGATTTAGCAAATGGATTAATATCAATTGAAAATTTAGTTGCTGGAAATGGAAAGTTTACTTCATGGCTTAGAGCTGGATCGGATGCAAACGGAGCAAGAATTGAATTGAACGGCGGAGCCGCATTTACGAATGCAGGAGAAACACATCAAGTTTTGCCAGGACTTTCTGTTTATGCAACTGGAGGAAACCCAATATTTAGAGCAGACCTTAGCGGCACAGTAAAATTTGGCGGCTATAGCCCCGCAGATATTGATCTTATAAAATCAACTGGAGAAAGCAAAGCAAAGGTTTTTAGAGAATCATATGTTCCAACAGCAATTGCAAAAGGTGATATATGGATTAATACATACACTAATCAAACCACGTCAATCATTCCCGCAGTTCCTTCTGACTCACCACCCACTCCAGCTTATGAAGGAAAGAATACTATATATGTTGCAAGTGCTCCTGGAAAAGCTTACTGGGTTGTTTCAAAAGATACTGATATATTATTAGCTCTACAAAAAGCTGGAGGGTTTGATGCTAATGGAAATATAAACAGAGGTATTGAAATACCACTTGGAGCAGGGTCAATATATTCCGTAAAAAGCTCATACGGCTCATCATTGCCTGGTTGGTTTTTAGGTTGGAGTGGAACTTCACCAAACAGCGTTCCAGTTATTGACATAGGAAATGATAATTATAGTCTTAAATGGACTGGAACAGAACTGCAAATAAAAGGTAACATTACTGCAACATCTGGATATATTGGATCTAGTACCAATGGATGGAATATCAGCGATGTTGGAATATCTTCCGTAGGAGATCTTTCTATAATATCCTTAGCAGGTGGCGGATTGATAACATTAGATGATGGTGGAATATTATCATTTGGAAATACTTATATGACCACAAGCAGTCAAGGATTTTCAGTTTATGATGATGACGGATTTGATATTTTGCATGTACCAAGTTCAGGCGGAAAAATTATTCTTGGTCATCTTACAGAGGGATCTGGAAGACAAGTTCAATTAGCTAGATCTGCAACCGCCATTGGAGATTCATCGGGTTTTACTGCAAGCAATTCTGGTGGGCTAAGAAATATGTACACGGCGACAGTAAATAATTTCACAACATACCCAAACATGTATTTAACCGACAGAGCAGCAAACGGCGACGTGCTCCTGCTTTGGAGTTAATAATAAATGTCAGTTAAATTAAAAGTATCTAGTGCCTGGAGAAATGTTTCTGAAATAAAATTAAAAGTATCTGGAGTTTGGAGAAATGTTTCTAGAGGATATTTAAAAGTTAATGGTGAATGGAGACCCTTTTTTAATTTTGAAGGATTTGATGGAATTTTTGCAACACGAATCCCATATATAGCAAAATTCTCATCAAATACTTATGCAGAAAGAATGCCAAATGCTACATACCCAGTAATTAGAATAGGTGATTCATATTTTGGAGAGAATGCAATATGGGATCTAAATGGCTGGCTTGCGTCATCATATACTTATAGATGGAGTGTGTACAATTCATCTGGATTAGAAGTATCCGTGCTTGAAAGCGGAACGGGATCAGGATGGACAAGAACAGCTGGGGAAGATCAATTACCAACTTCAATATGGACAACAACAAACTCAACAATTGCAGATAGAAACTTTTTAGGATTTAAAGTTACGGCAAACAACTCATCCAATTCTCAATATAATGGAGTAGCTGTTTCTGCAAATATACAAGTTGTTAGAAACAGACCAAGAATTGCTACTGGCGGAACACCATCATTTAATATCACTAGTCCAAAAGTTGGAGACACAATATCATACTCATCTGCATGGGATATATCTGAAGCATATAAGCCAGAAGGATTAAGATCAACTATAGTTTGGTATAAGAATTCAACAGCTACAGTAACTGGCGGGGAACAGATACAGTCTGGAGGATACTCCTATCTTGTAAAAGACACAGACCTTGGAAAGTATATTTATGCAGTAGAGACAAGCTTTAACTCTGGATCTGATTATGACTTAGGGCCATCCGTTGGTGTTTCCGCAACAGCTATAACTTCATCAGTAGTAATCTCTGCACCAGTAGCACCCACTTCTTTGACGGCAACATCAACTAGAGGAGATGGAGTACTATTAAACTGGAATGCAGTTCCTGGAGCAAATTACTATGAAATTTATTGGCAGAGTTCTCAGGGGACTGGTCCAGTAAATCAATCTACATTTGCTGATTTTGGTCAGAACAATAGTATAACTACAAACTCATTTTTAGACACTACAATTTCCCCAGGGGCTACAAGATACTATAGAGTTAGATCTAGGTCGGAAGCAGTAAGTACTGGTGCAAATTGTTCCAACTGGTTTCCAGCACCTTCTTCTAATGCAATTGCTGGTTTTAGAGTAAAGCCTGGTCCAATAACAAGACCTACAGCTTATTCTTTTTCAACTAGCACTGCTAATGGATATTTTACAACAGGAACAAACACAGACTCTGTTCAATATAAATTGCAAGGTTTAGATATTCCCATAGCAACTCAAACATATTATTTATCAACATCAAGTTCGTATCCATACAAGGTATCAGTAAATGTTGCTACTTTATTTAATGAAAGAGTATACAATACGGATACTTACAGTCCTGGTACAACATATTATGCAAACACTAGTGTTTGGTATGCTGGTAATCAATATACTTCAAAGCTGCAAAGTTTTACAGGACAAACTCCATCTGCTTCTGCTTATTGGACTACATCACAACTTTTTGCAAACCCTTGGTCATCTGCCGCAAATTATGCAGTCGGAGCTAAGGTTTGGCAAAGTGGTAATATATACACAGCAAATAGAGCCAATACTGGTTCTCCTCCTGGAAGTACATACACTGAATTTGGAGTAACCTATCAGTATTGGTCTTTAACTCAATCTTTTCCAAATACTTACAGTCAGTTTGTATCATATTCTTTAGGGAATACAGTAGACTACAACGGAACTAGGTACACCGCTAAAGACCCAGGTTTTGTTGGTGTAACACCACCTAACTCTTTGTTTTGGTCTAGCACACTTATATATACATTTTATCCTGGAGAATATGTTTCTTACAATGGAACAAGATATTATGTCAAGCAAACAACAAGTGGTACTTATCCTACTAACTCAACATACTGGAATAACGGATTAGGTTCTTGGAGATATGAATTTACTCCATACTTTAGTACTGCAGTTGGTGACACAGCATATTCTAGTTCTACAAGAAGTCTTTTTCTTTCTCACAATGCCGCAACAGATCCAATGAGTCTTGCAACACCTATAACTTTTAGTAATATCACAGCATCATCATTTACATCTAGGTATACAACTGGGCTATATGCTAACTATGTTTATATTGATACCTATAAGGTCACGCCATTCCTAAGACTTGGCGGATATCAAAAGCTTATATCTATACTAGATTCTACAGCATACACAGACACACCATCTGGTAATCCAGGAGTTGAGGCAAATACAGATTATCAGGTAAGTGTAACACCAAGGTATTACTACTCAGTTTCCCCAGAAATTTATGACGAGGGAACTGGAGATAGCAAGCCAGTTAAATCTGCTACTGCAAACCCTACAGCCCCTACTATATCAACAGTAAGTTCTGGGTATACAGGGGATGCAGTATCAGTTTCTTTTACTGGAGGAAGTGGTCCATACTACCAAATGTATTGGATAAACTCTCCAACTGCGCCAACAGGCAATACAAATCCAGATGCATTTGGAACATCATCTCCCTTAGTAGATAGCTCTGGGCCATCAACTACTGGCACATATTATATGTACGTGAGATCAACTAAAACAGATAGTTACACGGGAATAGATCCCACCCTATCAAGCCCTTGGAGCGCTGGAAGGCAATTTATTATTTCAAATCGACCTGGGGTTGCATTTTCATATGGAACTGCAATCTCACAGTCTGGAGGATGGACGGCATCTGTAAATGCTGGAACACAAACTGGCGCAGTATACTCATTACAAGTTGCAACTTCTGGATCTGCAACAGTAAATTCTTCAACGGGTGCAGTTACCGCATCAGGGTTAGCATCTGGTGGGTTTTCTACAGTTTACGTAACAAAATCTGTTAGCGGATACAGTGACGTAACAGCAAATGTATCTGGATCAGCTACTGCGATTGTAACTTCTACACTTACATATGATGCAAATGGTGGATCTACTACTCCACTTGCTGAAACTAGGGCTTCTGGAACTGCAATGAATTTAGCTGCTAACGCTGGCAGTAGATCAGGTTATTCTTTTGGAGGATGGAATATAGGTGGTACTGTATATACTGGATCGCAAATATATTTCTTTACATCTACAAATGCAACAGCTACAGCAATTTGGAATGTTGTTTTTGTTACACCAACATGTCCTCCACCACAAATAAACAATAACCAGCTAGGATTCGTAAGAAGCGGTACTAGCGTTACTTGGTATTCGGATTACCCAACTCCTTCTGGAAATGTTTCCTATATAATAGGAATGGAGTGGGAGATTAGAACTACTAACAGCACAAGCACTACGCCATTAAACACTGGAACATATGCTTCAGGAGGATCTGGTGTTGGATCTCAGGGAAACAGAACAAGCTACATTACTTATCCAGGCAATGGATCATATCCTTATTCTGCAGCAGGCACAATCTGGGCATTTAGAATAAGATCAACAGAAAATACAGCAGCTACACCAACTTCAACAAGTGCCAGATTTGGTAGAGCAAGAGTAATTATGATGGGAACAAATGGCACCGTCTATTTTGGAACCTGGAGCACAAACATATAATGAATATCGAAGAGATTGAGTATAAGAGATATATGGTATCCTCTAGAATAAAGCATTTAAATGGTATAAAGAATCTAATTTTAGCGGGGGAATCAAATTCTAGCCTAGAAGATACAGACTCTCAGATAGAGGCCTTGACTAATGTACTTGAAATGCTATAATATGAAAGGAGGAATAAAATGACAACACTATCAAAAAATGAAAAAGTTCAAATAATTGAATCAAGATCTAGAGGTCTAGACTATAAGAAGTTTGGATTAGAGATGGATCTATTAGTAGAAAATGCTAAATCTGCTCCAGATGCTGAAGCAGTTTCTACAATTGAAACAGCTATTACTGAAGTTTCAAATCAACTGTCTGTTCTAAATGCAGAGCTTGCAGTAGTAAATGCACTAGCTGAATAGGTAAAAATGGAAAAGTTAGAATTAATTATTCATGCCCTTCAAGAAAGAATTGGTCAATTAGTCTCTGGATATGAGACTCAGATTGCAATTTTAAGGGCAGAGATGACAGAATTAATGAACAAGCAATCGGCACAAGATGAATATTCAAAATCAATTGATGCTAAGTTAGAGGAGATTTAACATGTCAAATATATTTGAAGATGGTGAGCCTGTAGATGTAAAAAAGCTAAATGATATGCAGATCGAAATAAATGAACTTAAGAGCACAGCAAACGAGGCTTATAGCCTTAGTAAAACCACATCAGAAAGCGTAAATGTTTTAAATGTTACTCATGTAAAAACAATGAGAGTTGAATTTGAAACTGGATTGGTAGCAAAAAAACAAGACTATAGAGATCTTCGATTTGATTTTAATGGCTATACAGATGCATTTCTTGTAGCAACTCCAAGGCACCCTATGTACAAATATGATCTTAAGTATTCAATTTCTGGATCAATAGGTTCTTTTAGGCTTTACGTATTATCTGATGTTGCTATAAATGTTCCTGTAAAATTTGATATTATTGCCGCTGGCATAAAGCCAAAATCTTAGATACTATTGACAAAACGAATGAATATGTTACAATTAATGTAACATCAAAGTCACGTACCCGTGACTTTTTTACATATTAAGGTAGACAATGAGTAATGATTTAAAATGGATGATATCATCCGACCAACAGTTCCCATATCAAGATGACAATATGATTGCCCTTTGGTTTAAGGTAATGAAATGGTTTAAGCCAGACGTTGTTGACTACCTTGGCGATACAGATGATCAAGCCTGCTATAGCAAGTATACAGAAGGAAGATCAGCGGAATTTTTAAACCTTCACAAGACTGACAGTCGAGATCTTATTGTTCCAATGATGAGGCATGAAGCAAAGGGCGCTAGAGATTTTTATACAAAGACACGAGAAATGCTTCCAGATGCTCAGCTTTTTTCAGCATTAGGCAACCATGATGTTAGAATTTTCAACTATGTTGATGCAAAGCTTCCTGACTATATTAATGAAGTTACTCCAGAAGCGCTGTGGGGATTAGATTCTCTAGGCTACGAATACATTCACTATAACGAATTGCCTAAGCGCCGTTTTGGGGATATACATGTTCATCACGGCCTATCTATTGCAGCAACTGGATCTGTTCGCAAAGACATGGAAGACCTACAGGTATCTTTAATTAGAGGACACTCTCATAGAATTGCTTCTCATCTAGTAACGTATGAACTAAGAAATGGTGGGCAGGGAGAAACTCTTCGTGGTTACGAGCTTGGTCATATGTGTGATGAAAAAGGCCCAGGAATGAAATACATGCAGCACCATGATTGGCAAAAAGGTTTTGCTATTGCACATATTGTAAATGACTATCCACATATTCAAATGATTCATGTGGCACCAGATTACTCATGTGTTGTTGATGGGAAACTATTTACACTATGATGAAATGCAATAAGTGCCAAGGAAGAGTTTTTGTAGACAGAGTCTTCTCACAAAAATTACACGTAGAGCTTTTCTGCATGATGTGCGGTAAAAGATGGATGATTAATAAGGATACGAGCCCACTAGGTAAATGGATAGAAAAAAGAGAAAACAGTCAGCTAAAAGCATTCGGTATTTCTTCTTAAATAATAAGATACATAAAGTATTAAGTCATTCAAGATCTAAAGACCAGATGGTTGCCTGGTGCTACCCAGATAAAAAAAGGTTGCTATATTCTTATTCACAAGTTTTAAAAACTATGGAGAATGCATATTCAACTAGTCAAGTAGCTCAGATGCTTGGCAAGCATAAGGTTACAATAGAAGATTATATTTTGGACGGGAAGATAAGATATCCTCAGAAAGTATATCCAATAGGTAATCCAGATAGCACATGGTATAAGTTTATGTATAGCGAATCGGACATTATGGACATTCATGAGTTTATATTAGAATCAGGATACTCTAATAATATGCCTTCAAAAAATGAGATGAAAGCTCTTCTCAAACACAACACTATATTGTATACTAAGACAACTGAAGGAAAATTTGTACCAGTATGGAAAGCAGAATAATGTCTAGCAGAGTAGTGGTATGTGATATATGTAAAAAAGAAATAGAATTACGTTGGGGCATTTTTGCTCATGACACTTTAAGCAGACATAGAAAGGCGGAGCACTAATGGAAAAAGGAACTCAAGTTAGAGTAGATCTATCTTTTACACGTAACCTTGGAAACTTTGAAAGCATTAAGATTGGTATCGGAGTTGACGACTTTGTTAGAGAAGGCGAAACAGTAGATACCGCAGCAGATCGAGTCTATAAGTTTGTAGAAGATAAGCTGATTCAAAAGACACAAGAAGTAGAAGAGGAATTGCGTGGCAGTAAATAAAGAGCCCTACATCCTACTTTCTCTGTATTCTAATTTATATGAGGAGGCTTATAAAACAAAGCCAACTATTAATAGATACAAAGAGAAGTGGGCAATGCAAGATGTCATAGACAGCATAGGGTTTGATAGATCTAAAGAAGTTTTAGAGTATTACTTTAAAACTGGAAAGAATAGGCATCCGCTAAATTTCTTTTACAACAACTTTGATCGAATAGAGGACATGATGATTCAGATTAAAGAAGATAGAATTAACAGAAGCCGTCTGTTACAGGAGACTAAAAGAATGGTTGAGGATAACTAATGAATACAGAAGCGGAACTAATTTCGGCAGTTTGTAAAAATAAAGATATCAGCACCATACTTGCAGACAATTCAGACGACCTTTTTATATCCCATAAAGATATTTGGGAAGGTCTCAAGTCATACTACTATAAGTTTAGAGCAGTACCAGAAGTTGGAATCCTACAAGATAAATTTAAAGACTTTGAGCCAGTTGAAACAAAAGGTGAGACTGGATACTATCTAGATAAACTAAAAAATGAATTTGTGGGCAATAAGCTAAAGACAATTCTTATGCAGGCTGGCTCATCGCTAAAAGAAGATGCACCATCTAGAGTGCTTGGAACAATGCAATCGCAGCTTGCAAACTTAAGCAGGTACACAAATAATGTTAAAGACCTAGACATAACAGATTTAGATTCAGCAGAAAGACACTATGAGTCAGTAAGAACTAGATCTTTAGCAATGGGTGGAAGCCCAGGTATCCTAACAGGGTTTGATGCAATTGATAAAGCATACCCAACTGGAATGGCTCCAGGACACCTCATTGTGGCAATTGGCTGGCCAGGACGTGGTAAGACTTGGTTTACATCGTATCTTGCATGCAAAGCTTGGGAGCAAGGCTTTAAGCCTATGATCGTGTCTCTTGAAATGGCACCAGAGAATATGCGAGATAGAATTTATACTATGCTTGGCTCTGGTTTGTTTAGAGCAAGCGACCTGTCTAAGGGCGACATTAACATTGACGATTTTAAAACATGGGGAAAGAAAAAGACTGAAGGCAAAAACAGTTTCATTCTTGTTTCAAATGAAGGTGCAGGAGAAGTAACTCCAGCAACTATTCAGGGCAAGATTGATCAGCATAAGCCAGACTTAGTTATTCTTGATTACCATCAACTGTTTAATGATAATAAGAGAAGCAATTCTGAAGTTGAAAGAAATAGAAATATTTCAAGAGACTTTAAGTTGTTGGCTGTAACAAATGGAATTCCTATTATTGATATTACCGCTGCTACAGCAGATGATATTTCAGATCAAAAAGAACCTCCAATGATGAGCCAAGTTGCATGGTCGAAGGCTATTGAGTATGATGCTGATATGGCTATTGCCATTCATAAGCATGCCAATACAGATTTAATTGAGGTTGTATCTAGAAAGAATAGACATGGACATGACTTTAGATTCTTCCTTGATTGGGATATCAATAGAGGAGTTATTACTCCAATCTATGAAGACTTACCCGAGTTGAGCAAGTGACTCATAAAAATATTAAAAGGTTTCAAATAGAAGTTAACTTTTATGACAACGCACAATTAATAAGTTTAAGACCACAATACGAAAACTTGTTATCTCAAGATATGCGTGGCAAGGGATATGTTAGGGTATTAGATATTGATCCAGCTTTCTCAATAGAGTTTACTGGAGAAACATGGAGATTCTTAATGACTCTTCATGGGGTATACGTAGGAAAGAAGAAGGCATGGCAATTAGAGGGTATAACTCAAGGCAAGTTGATAGCTCGGAGTATAGCCCCGTCCATATCAAATCAATAATTCAAAGCCTTGGAATAGATATGGTGGGTGAGACATCTAATGATTACCTAGCATACTGCCCATTTCATTCCAACAGACATACCTCAAGCTTTAGTGTAAGCAAAACAAAAGGAGCTTACCTGTGCTTCAATCCTTCTTGCGGAGAAGCAGGTACGCTAAGCGACCTAGTAAAAAAGATTTTAAATAAAAATGAGTTTCAATCCTTGAGGTATATTGAATCAAAACAGTCTGAGGCCCTAGAAAATTTTGATGAATCCCTTAAAGACATACTAGAAGACAAGCCAGACTTTGTTGAATTTTCAGAAGAAACATTAAAGAGATTATATAATGGATTAATTGTAAATGATAAAGCAAAGGAGTACTTAAAATCACGTGGTATTAATTTGCAATCAATTGACCATTTCTCATTAGGGTATTCTGAAAACATGGACATGATAACTGTCCCAGTTCATAGTCCAGATGGAATACCAGTCGGAGTTGTTGGGAGATCTATTTCTGATAAAAGATTTAAGAATAGCAAAGACTTGCCAAGAAGCAAAACTATGTTTAATATCCATCGTGCCAAAAAAATTGGAGATAGAGTTATAGTTGTAGAGTCTAGCTTTGATGCGATTCGTGTTCATCAGGCTGGCTTCCCGAATGTTGTTGCCACCCTGGGGGGTCACATATCTGGACAAAACCTTAACCTGTTAAATAGATACTTCAATACAGTTATTATTATGACTGATGCAGATAAAGCGGGAAGAGATTTAGGCTCAACAATTGCATATAAACTAAGTAATAAAAACATCTTGTGGGCATCGCATTCTTATGGTAGAATATATCCAGAGGGTGTAAAAGATGCAGGTGACATGTCTGATGAAGACATTAAAGCCTGTATAACAAATGCCATATCTAATTTCGAATATAAAAATTAAACAATAATATAAGTGATTACAAACGGATATATACCGTTACATACATAAGGAGAATAAAATGGGAATAGTAAAAGGTTTGTCAGGAATGACAAAGGCAATGGACAAGGTTACATATACTAGTTCAGAAGATAGCAAGGCAAAGTGGTTAAAGATTGAAGACGGAGAAGCAGTCAAGATTCGCTTCCTGCAAGAATTAGATCCAGATTCACCACACTATAATGAAAAAATGGGTTGCGGATTTTTTGCAATTGAACACACAAACCCTAAAGATTATCGCCGTAAGGCATTAGATACCATGGAAGACGAAGGCCGTGACTGGGCACAAGAGCAGCATCGCAAGGATCCAAAAGCTGGCTGGGGTGCAAGAAAGCGTCTTTATATCAACGTGTTAGTTGATGATGGAAAGAACGAGCCGTATGTCGCTATTCTTTCTCAGGGTGTAAGTGGAAAAACAATTACACCAACACTAATCGAATACGCAAATGAAATGGGAAGCATTACAAACCTAATATGGCGTGTAAAGCGTAGCGGTCTTAAAACAGACACAAGTTACACAATCATACCATTGGCTAAAGATGAAAAGCCTTTTGATTTTTCTACAATCGAATTATTTGATTTAGAAAAGACAGCAGTTCGTAGCGTTCCTTACGCAGAGCAGGAAGCTTTTTATAATGGAGAGTCATCTCCAGAAGAGCAAGAATCATCTTCAACCAGTAGCAGCGTAGACTGGTAAACGAGAGTATAGGCGGAGAATTAAGTTGAACTTCACACATTTACATGTGCATTCTTTCTATTCATTAATGGATGGGCTTAATTCTCCTGCCGAACTCGTAAAAGCTGCAAAGGAAGCTGGGCAGACTTCTTTGGCAATTACTGACCACGGAACTTTGTCTTCACACCGTGACATGCAAATTGCATGTAAGGAGCAAGGCATCAAACCAATTCTCGGAGTTGAAGCATACATATCACCAACAGATAGATTTGATAGGTCTTCTAAAACTGATAAATCTATTCAAGCATACAACCACATTATCTTGCTTGCTAAAAACAAAAAGGGATTAGAAAATATTAATACTCTCCAAGAGCTTGCTTGGACAGAAGGATTTTATCACAAACCAAGAATTGACAGAGAGGTTTTAAATGATTATAGCGAAGGTATTATCGTTCTCAGCGGATGTCTTAATGGACTCATTAGTAAGGCTATCGATAAGGGTAACATGGAGGAAGCAGAACTTCTTCTCAATGGCTTTAAACAAACTTTCGGACAAGATTTTTACGTGGAAGTGCAATCACATAACCCTATGGAGATCAACTCCGCCCTTCTAGAATTAGCAGACAAACTTAAAATTAAAGCGGTGGCAACAGGAGATGCCCACTTTGCTAAAGAAGAAGATAGAGTGTTAGAAGAAGCAATGCTTATTCTATCAACATCTCCTAAGTCAGATAAAGATGCAGACTTTGAAATGTCCAGACAAATGCCAGATATGATGGATAGATTTAATTATCTATATCCAGACCGTAGAATATCATTTCAAGACTATAATCTATTTATTCAAAGTAGATCTGAAATTGAGGCGGACTTTAATAAGGCAGGAATTACTCGTACAGATATATATGACAATACAATGGAAATTGCTGACAAGATTGAAGAGTATGACTTCCATGAGGGATTAGATCTGCTACCTATACCAAAGACCAATGCTGACAAGAAACTGTCTGATATGGCCTTAGAAGGCCTTAAAAGACTATCTCTGGACAAAGATCAGGTCTACTTGGATAGAATTGCAGAAGAGTTATCTATAATTAAAGATAAGGCATTTGCCTCATATTTCCTAGTTGTAGCAGACATGATTACTTGGGCTAAGTCAAATGGTATTCTGGTTGGTCCAGGACGTGGATCTGCAGCTGGCTCATTAGTTTGCTATGCTCTTGGTATTACAGATGTTGACCCAATTAAATATGATTTGCTTTTCTTTAGATTTATTAATCCAGAACGTAATGACTTCCCAGATATTGATACTGACTTTGAGGACCGCCGTCGCAAAGAGGTAAAGGATTATTTAAAGAAAAAGTTTAAACATGTTGCATCTATTTCTACATATACTTATTTTAAAGATAAGGGTGTAATTAGAGATGCTGCAAGAGTATTCATGGTTCCTCTTTCTGATGTCAATCGCGCAATGAAATCGATTGATACCTTTGAAGACTTTATTGATTCTCCAAATACAAAAGAGTTTAGAGCAAAGTATCCAGAAGTAACTTGGCTTGCAGAAAGACTTCGTGGAAAGATTCGAAGTGTTGGAGTACATGCTGCAGGTGTAGTTGTTGCAAAAGATGATTTAAGAAAGTATGCACCAATAGAGTCCAGAGCTGATGCTAATGATGAAGTGTCTGGAAGAATTCCAGTCGTGGCATACGATATGGATACGGTTGCAGATATAGGTCTTATTAAGCTAGATGCCCTAGGTCTTAAGACTTTATCTGTGATCTCCGATACTTTAAAATCAATTAAGAATAGAACTGGCAAGGACATCAATCTGTACGACATTGCCTTGGATGATGAAAGTGTTTATAAGATTTTTAACGATGGTTACACAAAGGGAATATTCCAAGCCGAAGCAACACCATATACAAATTTGCTTATAAAAATGCGTGTTGATAAGTTTGAAGACTTAGCTGCATCAAATGCTTTGGTTAGACCAGGAGCAATGAATACGGTTGGAGCATCTTATATTAAGCGCAAGCACGGTAATGAAGCAGTTAATTATATCCATCCAATTATGAAACCTTTTACAGAAAATACATACGGGGTGATTATATATCAAGAGCAGGTTATGCAAGCATGCGTACACCTAGGAGGAATGACTTGGTCAGAGGCTGACAAGGTTAGAAAGGTTATTGGTAAAAAGCAAGATGCAAAAGAACTCAGTCCATTCAAAGATAAATTTATTCAGGGCGCTAAAAAGCATATCAGCGCAGAAGAAGCAGACAATCTATGGAAAACATTCGAAGCCCACGCTGGATACTCATTCAATCGTAGTCACGCTGTCGCTTATTCTATGCTTTCTTATTATACCGCTTGGCTTAAGTGCTATTATCCTTTGGAATTTTTATTCTCGATCCTCAAAAACGAAGGAGACAAAGACGCCAGAACAGGTTATTTGATTGAAGCAAAAAGACTTGGTATAAAAGTAAAACTTCCACATGTGAATGAATCCGATGTAAACTTTTCATTACAAAAAGATTCAATTAGATTTGGATTGGCAGAGATTAAATTTATTTCAGACAGCATTGCAAATAAAATTATAGAAAAGAGACCGTATGAAAACTACAAAGACTTTGTTGACAAGGCATCCAAGAAAGGTAGTGGCATTAATTCTAGGGCCATTGCTTCTCTTAACTCTATTGGGGGCGCTGCTTTTGATGATAACCCTAGAAGCGGCAAAGAAGCCGAGTCTTATTACGAATTTTTAGGAATACCCTCATTCAATCTTTCTAACCTAGACCCAAAGATTAAAGCACAAGCCAGACCAATTGATGAGTTTGAAGAACTTGGATCATTTGTTATGTTTGGAATGGCAAAAAGTATAAAACGTGGAACAGGCTGGTCAAGAATTGAGATTGTTGATGAAAGCGGATCTGTTGGGCTATTCGATGTTGAGCAGACAAAAATAGAAACAAATAAAATGTATTTTGTTCTTGTGGGTGACAATAGAATCTCTAGGTATATTGAAGTTGATTTAATCAATAAAGATTCTGAAGATGCTTTTGTTAAATACTTATATGCAAAATCATATCCTATTGACGAAAACCAAAGGTTTGTGATAAGCTATACACCATATAAAACAAAAGCTGGCAAAACAATGGCACACTTAGTTATGTCAGATAAAGATAAGAATTTAAATAGAGCAATTGTGTTTTCAAGCATGTACCCACTTTCGTTGGCAAAGATGCGAGAAGGAATGATATGCGAGCCAGTTCTAAAAACTTTAGAAGATGGAACACTTATGGTTAAGGAAGTAAAATGACATATAATGCAGAAGATGTATTTAAAACAATGAACGCCTCTAGGGTTCTAGTGGCTATATTAAGTAAAATAGGTTCTGTTGAAATATCAACGGAAGACTTTATGAAGACAACCAATGATGATATGCAACTTTCAGTTACATATAATGATGAAGGCTTGTCATTTGAATTTAAGCTAGAGCCACTAGGATTTAAATCTGACTACGAATTGGCTAACGAATAAATAAATGGAGATGAACCTAAATGATATTTTAGCAAAGCTTGACCCTAAGACTAGAGCAAGGGTACAGTCTGCAGTTGATATTCAAGTAGACAAGCAGCCAACACCAAGCATAGGATTAACCTTTGCTTTAAATGGCGGCTTTGCTTATGGTCGACAGATATTGGTTTGGGGAAACAAGTCAGCAGGAAAATCTTCGTTCTGTCTACAAATGATTGCACTTGCACAAAAAGAAGGAAAGACTTGTGCTTGGATTGATGCAGAGCATTCTTATGATCCAGAATGGGCAGAGAAACTGGGAGTTGACTCAAAAGAATTGATATACTCACCAGCTAAAACTGTTAATGATATGGTGGATGTTGCAACAAAACTTATGGAGGCTGGTGTAGATCTAATTGTAGTTGATTCAATCTCAGCACTTCTTCCAGCTATATACTTTGAAAAAGATGGAAATGAAATGAAGGATTTGCAAGACACAAAGCAAATTGGCGCAGAAGCTAAGGACATGACCCACGCAGTCAAAATGTTAAATTATGCAAACAAAAATACGCTACTCGTTCTTATATCGCAGCAAAGAAATCAGTTTGGATCTATGCATGCCAGCCACATCCCAACAGGAGGAATGGCTGTTAAGTTCTTCTCCTCTACCGTTATCAAGCTCTGGTCTTCAGAGGCTGAGGCTAATGCTATTAAAGCAGGTGTTAAGGTTGGCGACAAAATTATTGAACAAAGAGTTGGAAGGCCCGTTAACTGGATTGTTGATTATAACAAACTCGGTCCCCCTAACCTCTCTGGCCAATACGATTTCTACTACCAAGGAGAGTCACTTGGCATAGATCTTGTTGGAGAAACTCTTGACGTTGCAGAAATGTGCGGGATAATAGAAAAAGGTGGAGCATGGTATACAGTAAATGGAGAACGTTTTCAAGGACGTGCAAAGGCTGTAGCATATTTAAAGGAAAATCCAGATGTTGTAGACAAATTAATAGGAGAAATAAATGCCAAATCTTAATGAATTTTTTGCTTCTCAACCTAAAGATGTTCAAGATCAAAGGATTGAGAAAATAGAGCAAGAAAGACCGTGTAGCAAATGCGATTTGTCTGCTCCATTTTATAATTTTAATCAAGCTACATTAGAAATGTATTGGACATGTTCTAATGGACATGAAACAAAGCATAAGCTTAATTAATGTCAGAGAGAGCAGAAGTAAAACGAGATGGCGCCAAGGCACAAAAAAATAGTGGCCGTGGTGAATATCAAAAGGGTGACGCTAAGTGGAAAAACTTTGTAGTAGACTACAAAGAATCTAAAGCTTCATTTAATTTAAATAAAGATGTATGGGCTAAAATCTGTACAGATACTTTTAAGGTAAGTAGGGACATGCACCCTGCTCTTAAAATTATTATAGGAGGGGATTCCAAGGTCCGTCTTGGAATCATAGAGTGGTCAGTACTAGAAGAACTGATTACATTTTGGGAGGAAAATAAAAATGGCTAATCCAATGATTACAATCGTAGGAAGAGTTGGTAGTGAACCAGAAACTGTAGGATCAAATGGTCTTCGTTTTAGAGTTGCAACTAATGATCGTGTTAAGAATGATACTACTGGAGAGTGGGAAGACAAGAACACTTCTTGGTGGACAGTCAAGGCTTGGCGCACACTTGCAGAACAATCAAAGTCTGTAATTAAAAAGGGTATGGAAGTTATTATTGTAGGAAAGATTTATGAAGAAAGCTGGACGGATAAGGAAGGCACAAAGAGAACTTCATATGAGATCAATGCTGATTCTATTTCAGTAACAGCATATACATTATCTAAGGATAAGGCTCCAAGCAACAGCGATTTCCCTTCATATAAAACATATGCTGAGGTTCCATTCTAATGCTATACTTTGTTTATGGAACCCTACTTGGCTTTGTTATTGGGTATGGAGTAGGTTTATTGATGGATAAGTGGGATAAAAAGATTAAAAATGACAGAGGATAAAAACACATTAGAGTTAATTAACTCTATAACTGAGTTCAATGATCTGCATGAGTATATGAATGATGCCCAGCTAGATAGAGCATTGGCTGTTATTGTAAAGCTTTTGTTAAACCCAGATGTTCCTGCCGCTAAAGCACCACAACTTATTATTGAGTTGCAGGCAATGTCAACTAAGTTTGCCATGATGGCTTCTTACTATTCAACAATAGCAAAAGATAAAGCGGGAACCACGAATAACAATAAGAAAAATATATATTATTCAGCAAAGGAGTCCATAGACAAACTTGTAGATGCACTTAAGTATGTCGTTAGGTATAATTTGTAATGGGTAGAAACATAGTTAAAAATTTAAAGTTTAAGAAGCACACGGGTAAGTTCTTTGACCCAGAGCTTTTTGCATCAATGCTTGATGAGTCATATAAAAATACTAAAAGGGCAGATGGAGAAATGACTAAGAAGTCTTTTAGCCCAAGCTCTTTAGGCTATGGTCATGGAACATGCCCTAGGTATTGGTATATGGCTTTTTCGGGTGCTGTATTTATTGACAATAATGATGCAGTTGCAGTTGCAAACATGGCTCAGGGAACTCAAGCTCATGAGAGACTTCAAAACTTAATTAAAACTATGCCGCAATGGATTGCAGAAGAAGAAGAAATCGTTAACGAATATCCACCAATCCGTGGGTTCATTGATCTAATAATGGAATATGACAATGAAACAGTAATTGGTGAAATAAAGACTGCAAAGCAAGAGGTGTGGGATACAAGGCAGGCAGAGATGAGCCCATCGCCAAACCACTTGCTTCAACTATTAACATACATGAAGCTTAAGAATGCTAAAGAAGGATTTTTTCTGTATGAGAATAAAAATACTCAAGAGATACTAATAATTCCAGTATCAATGAACGAAAGAAACACAAAGATTATTGAAGACACATTCCTTTGGATGAGAGAGGTTTGGGATAATTTTAAAGATGGCGATATACCAATGAAGCCAGAGGGTGCAACAAAAACTAAAATGCCTTGCACCTACTGCCCAATTAAAAAAGAATGTTACTCAAAGGATACTCCTACTGGAACTGTACAAATAGAGAGATTTAAGGTTCCTTTGTAATGATATGTGCTAATTCAGATTGTAAAAATGGTAAAGAGTTTACTCCAAAGACTCATAATCAAAAATATTGTGGTGATGATTGCTGCAGAGTTGCAACAAATAAAAAAATCATGGAAAAATACTATGAGAAAAAAGCAATTAGATCTGGCCAAAAAAGATACTGCAAGTCATGCAAAGCATCTTTAAGTAGATATAATACTTTAGATATATGCTCTAAGTGTGAAAAAGATAATTCTAAATCTGATAGAAACAAAATATTGAGGATGATAAATGACGCTAGCGAAGCTATCTAGGACTAAGGCAAGCAAGGTTCTCGGAATAGACGCATCAACATCTTCTGTTGCCTTTTGTCTTATTGAAGGAGATAAGCCAGTCAAGTGGGGAAAGATTAACTTAGTAGGCAATGATATATATGAAAAAATATATAATGCTAAAACTAGAGTAGCAATGATGCTAGATGAACTAAAAAGTGATTATATTGCAATTGAAGGTGCGATACTTGTCAGATCACCTGACGCTGTGATAAAATTATCTTATGTGTATGGGGTTGTGATTGCTGAGCTTATGTCTACTGGAGCCAAGGTTATAACTATTAGCCCATCATCTTGGCAGGCGCACATTGGAAACAAGAACCCAACCAAAGAGGAAAAATCTGCAATAAGATTATTAAATCCAGGATACGCAGATTCATGGTATAAGAATCAATTAAGAAATATGAGGAAGCAAAGAACCGCTGATTATTTTAATAAAAAGTATGGTTTATCGGTAGAAGATTTTGATGTAGCTGATGCATTCGGCATTGCTTACTATGCTAGAGAGGTTCTAACAAACAAATGACACACGTATGGAATAAGATAAGCGCACAGGAAGAGTTTGTTTTAGACCTCCTTGAAAATAAAAAGGGTGGCTACTATGTTGAGCTGGGAGCATTTCATTCAAAGAATGGAAGCAATACTAATAAGTTAGAAAATGAATTTGATTGGAAAGGTGTCTCTTTTGAAATAAAAGAAGACCTAAGAAAAGAATTTAATGAGAATAGATCAAACCCATGTATGGGTGATGCTTTAGATTTTAATTACATCTCCTACTTTGAAGAAAATTTATTTCCAAAACAAATAGATTATTTACAAGTTGACATTGACTCTGGATACAGATTAGATGGCAGGCCAGACGGAAGTGCATACACAAGCCTTCATGGACTGCTAGCTGTACCATTAAACTCATATAGATTTACAGTAATAACATTTGAACACGATGCTAATATGTACTGGAGAAATATTGCAATGAGAGATGTTCAAAGAGAGATATTAGATTCACTTGGGTATTCAATTGTTGTTAGAACAGAATCAGAAGATTGGTGGGTTGATCCAAACGTTATTGATTTAGAGTCATATCGAAAGCATTTCAAATGGGATCACCTATGAAATTATATAAAAATAAAGACTGGCTTTATAGAAGATATGTAGTACAGAAAAAAACTATGGAAAATATAGCGCAAGAGTGTGGCGTAACAGTTATGACCATATATAGAGCTTTAAAAGAAAAGGGATTAATAAAATGAAACCAGCACCAATTTTTGAAGACTCAAAAGAATTTAGATACGATGACCTTTATTTGCTTACAGTTGGAACTGAAGCAGGGCATGAGATTTTAACAACCTGTCTTGACATTGCTCATATGCTAATTAAAAAGAATATATCGTATGGAAATTCAGCCCTAGACCCAGTTCGTATATTTTCTAAGGCGGGACCAAAAGAACAACTATACGTTAGAATTGATGATAAATTAAATAGACTTATTAAGGGTGAAGAATACCCAGGAGATAATGATATTGATGATCTAATTGGATATTTAATCCTATTAAAGGTTGCCAAGGAATTTGCTATTTCAGTCGACTAGAAGTATAATATACCTATATGGAAATTGAATTAGCTGATCATTTTGATCGCATGAACAGGGTAGTTGAAGAACTTCTTAAGGGAAGTACTCCAACTCAAATTGCTACAACTACTGGGCTTAAAAGATCAGAGGTTCTAGAGCATATTGACGAATGGAAAGAGTTTGTGAAGAACGACTCTGGTGCTCGTGACAAGGCAAAGGAAGCCATATCTGCAGCTGACCAACACTATGCAATGCTTATTAGCGAAGCTTGGGATCTAGCAAAAGAAGCAAAGATGCAGGGCCAGTTAAATGTACAGAACTCAACGCTTAAGTTAATAGCAGACATACAGGGTAAAAAGGTTGCCATGCTTCAAGATGTTGGCCTGCTTGAAAACAATGAAATTGCTTCTCAAATAGCAGAGTCGGAAAGAAAACAAGAACTTCTTGTAAAGATATTAAAAGAAGTAACTGCGACTTGCCCAAAATGTAAGCTAGAAGTTGCAAAACGTTTATCTCAAATTACTGGAATTGTTGAGCCAATAGAGATTATTGAGGAAGTCAGTGGAATTTGATTTTAATGATCTAATTGATATCTTGGATGGCGAAGAGTTTGATGAGAGACCAGTAGATTTAAGAACTTTTGTAACAGACAAGAATTACTTAGGCCTGCCCGATTTATCAGAACACCAATACACGCTTATTGAAAAATCATCTCAGATATACAAAGAGTCTACATTAATAAAATTATTTGGTGAAAAAGAAGGATCTATAAGATTTAAGCAGACAGCCAATGAAGTTGTTGCTCAATTAGGTAAGGGCAGTGGAAAAGATTATTGCTCTACCATATCAGTTGCATATATAGTATATTTACTATTATGTTTAAGAGACCCAGCGTCATATTATGGAAAGCCACCTGGAGACTCAATAGATATTATTAACATTGCTATTAACGCTCAACAGGCAAACAATGTATTCTTTAAAGGATTTAAGAACAGGGTTACTCACTCACCCTGGTTTACTGGTAAGTATTTTGAAAAAGCATCAGAGATTAAGTTTGATAAAAATGTTACAGTGTATTCTGGACACTCAGAAAGAGAAGCCTTCGAGGGATATAACGTATTGGTTGCGGTGCTCGATGAAATTTCTGGCTTTGCACTAGATAGCACAAGCGGTCATGATCAAGCAAAAACAGGAAGCGGAATATATGATATGTACAGGGCATCTGTAGATTCTCGTTTTCCAGATTATGGCAAGGTGATACTTCTTTCTTTCCCAAGATTTAAAAATGATTATATTCAGCAAAGGTATGACGACATTATATCTGAAAAAGAAGTCATATCTAGGTCACATAGGTTTAAGTTAGATCCAGATTTGCCAGAAAACACAGTAGGCAACGAGTTTGATATATTTTGGGATGAAGATCAAATAATTTCTTATAAATATCCTAAAGTATATGCAATTCGTAGACCAACATGGGAAGTTAATCCGACAAGAAGTATTGAGGATTTTAAAATTGCTTTCTATAGAGATGTTACTGATGCGCTAGGAAGATTTGCATGCATGCCACCAGAAGCAATAGATGCCTTCTTTAAGTCTCGTGAAAAGATTGAAATGGCCTTTAACGATCTTTCTGTAGCGGTAGATAGCTTTGGAAGATTTGAAGAGTGGTTCTTGCCAAAAGATGACACAGAATATTTTATACATGTTGACTTAGCTCAAAAGCATGACCATTGTGCTGTGTCTATGGCTCACATTGAAAAGTTTGTTAGTGTTAAAGTTACTGACACATATTCTCAGCCAGCACCAATTGTTAAAGTGGATGCCGTTATGTATTGGACTCCTACTTCAGACAAGTCGGTTGACTTTAGCGAAGTAAGAGATTACATATTGTCTTTAAGATCAAGAGGGTTTAATATTAGGGTATGTACATTTGACAGATGGAACTCCCACGACATGATGCAACAGCTGAAGCAATATGGAATTAACACGGAAACTTTATCTGTAGCTAAAAAACATTACGATGATATGGCCATGGTTGTTCTGGAAGAAAGATTAAATGGGCCACACATACCTCTCCTTGTCGATGAATTGCTGGAGCTAAGAATTATGAGAGATAAGGTCGACCACCCTAGAAAAGGTTCTAAGGACTTAGCTGATGCAGTATGTGGATCCATCTACAATGCAATTAGTTTAACTAGAGCAGCGTTTGGCGATATAGAAGTACACGACTATTCATCTGTTAAGAAACAATATAGAGAGTCTTTGGTCGTAGATAGTCCTAATCTAATTAGAGCACCATCTCCTATGCCAAGAGATCTTTCTGATGCATTAAGTGGAATGGAAATACTATGAGTATATATCAAGAAAAAGCTAAAGAGTGCAAGTGCTGTAGCAAGCATGTTCCTTTGCCAACAAGACTAAAGGATTATGATGGCATACTTGTATGCCCAACAACATTTGACAACATTCATGAATATAAAAGAGTGTGGTCTGATATTGGCAAGAGACCGCCTGGCAGCATAAGAAAACATTTTTCAGAGTATGTTCAACAAATAGTAGAGCAGTCTATTGACAAAATCGGTAACTAAATAATATAATTAGGCTAAGCAACAATAGCTTAGTTGGTTAAAGCCCCGAACTCATAATTCGGTAATCGTAGGTTCAAGTCCTACTTGTTGCACAGAAAGGTAGCAATGTCAAAACCATTTGATGAAGAAGATGAAGAAGATCTAATGATTAAGATTCAGCATTATCTAGATATTGGTGCAATTAAAATTGTTGGATTCTCAAAAGACGGAGAAGCAATTTTTGAGTTAAATGAAAATGTAACTCCATTACTTGCACCAGATTTGTGGGAAGCTCATGAGCATTATGTAGAATCCGAACTAATAGATCTATTAAATAGTGATTTAATGCAGGTTGAGTATGATGAAAATCTTCGGGTAACATATAACTTTACAGAAGAAGGATATAATATAGCAAAACAAAAGGGAATAATTCCATTAGAGGCTATTGAAGATTTTGATTTTTAATAGTATAATTTAATTATACCTCTGTAGCTCAGAGGAAGAGCAACAGACTTCTAATCTGTTGGCCGCTGGTTCGATTCCAGCCAGGGGTACTATGTTCCTATAGCTCAGCTGGTAGAGCAGCAGACTTTTAATCTGCGGGTCGATGGTTCGATACCATCTGGGGACACAAAAAATTGGAGGGTGTTATGAAAAAAGCAATCATTACGGGAGTAAGCGGTGGGGTAGGTAACCTATTAGCTCATACACTATCCAATAACGGATACCTTGTAATTGGAACATCAAGACATCCAGAAAGAATAACTAATCTAAGCATTGAAAATGTAAAAATTGAACACTTGGACCTATCAGATGAGACAAGCATTAATAATTTTTATAACAAATATAAAGATGAAACAATAGACCTAATTGTAAATAATGCTTCCTGTGCTGGCTTAGATGGGGCTAAAGCGCTGAGCAATGAAACTACTGATAACTTTATGCATTCATATATGGTTAATGTTGCTGGCCCAATGTATTTGTCAAAACTTTTTATGCCAAACCTTAAAAAATCTGACAACGCCACCATTATTTTTATATCTTCATTTGCAAAAAAACATTTCTATGCTGGCGGAGGAAACTATGCGACCTCAAAGCTATCAATATCTGGACTTGCAAAATTATTTAGGCTAGAGCTATCTCATTTTAAGGTAAAGGTTACAGAGGTATGTCCAGCAGCAATTAATACCCACCAGCATAATGATGGGGCATTGGAAGCAGAAGATATAGCAAATGCTATATTGTGGGTAAGTAAATTGCCTCAGAGATGTAATATTGATCTTATTGAGATATCCCCTTCTACTGGAGCACAGGCATGAATAAAAATATAGTTGTTGTTGGTGGAGGTAGTGCTGGCTGGCTTACTGCTTTAACAGCAAAGAAGAATTATCCAAAACTAAATGTTACTGTCATAGAATCAAAAGATATTGGCATACTTGGTGCAGGAGAAGGATCTACTCCGTATCTTCCTGCATTCTTAAAAACATTGGATATAGGGGTGGAGGATTTAGTAAAAAATTGTGATTTAACTATAAAAAATGGAATTAAGTTTACTAGATGGAACAACCAAGATGATTTTTACTACCACGGATTTGACTTTACAGACCCAACTGTTGGAACAGAAGGACTTTCTTCTATGTTTTTGTCTTCAAGCCCCATCCTTGTTTCAAGTATTGCACTAAACAATAGCTTAAAAAATGTAGACTTTACAGAAATAGTTTCAGAAAATAACAAAGTTCCCTTCATTATTGAAAAAAATAAAGATGGAAAATCTATATCAGACTATAAACAGATAGGTCTTGTTTCTTTTCATTTTAATGCTACAAAACTTGCAGCAAGGCTTAAAGAAATAGGAATAGAAAGAGGAATTAAAGTTTTTGAAGATACAATAATCAAAGTGTCTTTAGATGAGTCAAGCAATGTAACAAGCTTGGATCTTGATAACGGAAATAGCATTCCTTCCGATTTTGTTTTTGATTGCAGTGGATTTCATAGGCTTATTATTGGAAAAACATTTAACTCAAAATGGAAAAGCTATAAAGAATTTTTACCAACAAACTCTGCTATACCATTTTTTATTGAAATGACAGATTCGATTCCTCCATACACAGAAGCAATTGCAATGAAATATGGTTGGATGTGGAAAATCCCATTACAATCAAGATTTGGCTGTGGCTATGTGTATGACTCTTCTTTAATATCAGAGCAATCTGCCATTGAAGAGATAGAAGAATTACTAGGATTTGTTCCAACATATCCAAGAAAAGATAAAGGCGGATTTAGTTTTAGTCCAGGATCATTCGAAGAGCCTTGGCAAAACAACTGTGTTGCCGTTGGGCTTGCAGCAAACTTTGTAGAGCCCCTAGAAGCAACTTCTCTTTGGGTCAGCATGGTCCAGCTGACAGAAATATTTGGCGCACCAAGCCTATTTGTTAGCAACACTCAGCAAATAAGAGATGAGTTTAATAAAAAGATTGTAAGAATGAATGACGATATACTTAACTTTATATATTTTCACTACATGTCTTTAAGGAAAGACACACCATTTTGGGAAAAATTTTCTTATGAAAACGCCCCAGAAGAACTAAGGAATAAGATAAAAATTTGGGAAAGCAGAATGCCAGGGAAACTAGACAATGGAGAGTATTGGAAGTCCAAGAGCTGGTTTGTGGTAGGATCTGCTATAGACAAAATAAATAAAGAACTTGCCAAAGAATACGTAGAAATTTATAATGAGTACAAAAAGGCTATTGATTTGTATGACTATTATAGTACATATCGTAATCACAAGGTTTCAGAATGTGTGAGCCATAGAGAATTTTTGGATGGGCTTAAATGAAATTTAGAACACAATGGATACTCGCCCTTCGTAGCATGGGCAATAAGTCTTATTGGAATAAGCCTAATACTGTAGAGTTCTTTGCTTTTATGACAAAAGCAGCAATTATTATTCCAGGCCTTTTATTTAATACACAGATATGGTGGCTTTATATTATTGCTTTGATAACAAGCCTATCGCTTATTTGGTCATCAACAGTCAAAACATTGCCAACAATTATTTGGTTTAACATACTGTGGTCTTTGCTCGCCGCAGCTGCTATAATTAAGTATTGGGTCTAAGGAGGACTATATGTTTGAATATTATGTAAAGAAAGTAAGCAAGGTTGTAGATGGGGATACTATTGATGTAGATATCGATCTTGGATTTGATATATCATTTACTTCAAGGGTAAGACTGGCTGGTATAGACACCCCAGAAAGCCGTACTACAGATAAAATGGAAAAAGCATTGGGCCTTGAAGCCAAAGCATACTTAAAGAATGCAATTGACTCAGCTAAAACTGTTGTTATTAAAACAGAAAAGATGGACTCATCAGAAAAATATGGTCGTATTTTAGGATGGGTATTTTTGGACGGATCAGATAAATCTATTAATCAAAAGATGATTGAAGATGGTCATGCCTGGGGTTATATGGGAGAAACAAAGGTTAAAGACTTTGATGCATTGGCAAGAGCTAGGGCTAAATCTAAAAAATAACTTGCAATTATAGTTTGCAAAATGATATAATATATTGGTGTCCGCCAAATGGGGTCACTAATTTAACTCGCTTAAAAGGAGCAAAAATGGTAACAAATTTCGCCATGGATCTTTTCAAGGATCCATTTTTTATTGGTTTCAACCGAGAGTTGGAACGATTTAACAGTCTAAGTAAAGTAAACAATACAGCATTCCCGCCGTATGATTTGCTGAAGCTTGACGAGGATAACTATCAGCTGTCACTAGCAGTTGCTGGATTCACAAGAGATAATCTAACTGTATCTATTGAAGACGGAAGTCTATGGATTACAGGTGAAATCAAAGAGGTAATAGACGCAGAAGTTGTTCATAAAGGAATAGCTGCACGTAAGTTTACAAGAATCTTTGAGCTTAGTGAATACATGGAAGTATCCAATGTCGAGCTGAAGGATGGAATGCTACACATTAATGTAGTAAGAAACATCCCAAAGGAAAAGCAACCAAAAGTCCTAAAAATTAAATAACAAAATGAGACCTGGGTATGTCCTAAAACTGCCCACTAATATTAAAGGATAGTAATGCCAGTATACGAATACAAGTGCTCATATGATGAAGCACACCCATTAATGTCAATTAACAGATCAATTACAGATAATGATCCAGGTTATACATGTGTTGAATGTGAATCTAACATGACAAGACACTTCACACCATTTGGAATACAGTTTAAAGGTAATGGCTTTTATAAAACAGATAATCCTAAATAGCTAAGTGGTATAATTACTAGGTAAGCATGTTGCTTACTTAGGAGCTATAGTTGAAAAGGGAAAAGTTATTTAGAATAACAGCGTCCATAATGCTTGCATTTGGATGGCTTTTTATGTCCCCCGCCTATTCTGATGATCCCTTAAGCCTAGCAGATCAAGAAATTCAAGAGCTAAATAATAGCATTGATGACCTAGGATACAAGGATGAATTTATATCCTTAATCCAAGAAGCAGAAGAAAAGTACGACATTGCAGTATCTGCAAAAGAAACCCAGACCCAAACCTCTGACCTATATGATGACTCTCTTGACGCAGAAACCACGGCACTTGAAGAAAAAGAATTAGCCCAATCAGCAGTAGATGGACAAACAGTCACAGTAGCAACTGCCCTAACCAATAAAAACAATGCCTATGATGCTCTTGGGGTAGCCAACATTAATCTACAAACAGCTCAGCAAGCATTAAATAATGCTGGTGGTGCTGGTTTATCATACAATGTTTATAGTTTAATCAGGGTTGATGGCCTTGCAGCCACAGATCAATTCTTATGTAGTGGAACACTAAATGGAAACTACATGACTCGTCCAGTTTGTGGTAATAGATATGAAAACTTTATAGTTAAATTTACTGGAAAAATAACAGTACCGTCATGGTTTACATCAACATATTTTGCAGGATATACAGATGATGGTTTTAGAATGTACATTGATGGAGAACTTGTCATTAATAATTGGCGGGAGCAAGGAACAATTTGGAGTGCTTATTCTCCTGTATATGATGTAACAAGCGATAAAGTTTTTGATGTAGAGATCTGGTGGTACAACGGTGGAGGGCCAGGATCCTATCATCTTGGATGGGGAATTCCTGGAGGATGGACTGGAGCAGGTTGTGACTATTCTGGAAATCCAAGAGTATGGGGGCAAAACTTTAGTTGTAATTTAAACACATTTTCTTCTGGATCTGGAGCAACTCAAGAACAGACCAACGACTACAACAATGCACTCGCTGCAAAGAACGCAGCCCAAGATGTATACAATGATAAACTAAATGTTTATAACCAAGCAGTTTCAACATTAAATGGTTACAATCAAACCTTAACTAATAAAACAAACGAATATAATAACTCAGTCTTAAATGTTGCAACGGCATTGCAAAATAAAAACAATGCTATCAGCGCATATAATCAAGCAATTAGTAATGTCAATAGTGCAATTGATAACGCATGGCGTTACTATGACGAGCAATCACAAAGAGAAATTCAATCTGCTATTGCTCAAGCAGCAGCAAACGCTGCAGCAAATCAGCCTACCCCAGAACCAAGCCCAGAGCCAACTGCTGAAGAGCCCCCTACTCCTGAGCCAAGTCCAGAACCTACACCAGAAGAGCCTCCTACACCAGAACCAAGCCCTGAACCAACACCAGAAGAGCCTCCTACACCAGAGCCTTCTCCAGAGCCTACAGTGGACCCTACAGGCCAGCCTACACCTGAGCCTACCCCAGAGGAACCACCAACTCCTGAGCCTACCCCAGAACCAACTGAAGAGCCTGCCCCAGAACCATCTCCAGAACCTGGACCAGAACCAACACCAGAAGAGAACCCTTGGAATGAACCAGATGTAGAGATTACTGATAAAGTATTAGCAGCACTTGTTCCTGAAAAAGGAACGGGAACAGAAGAAGATCTATCTAATGTTATTGCTAACCTTACAAGCAGTGATAATAAATTAGTTACTCTTTCCCCAGAACAGGTAACAGCGGTTAGCCAAACACTCAGAGCTTTGACTCAAGAGGCAAAGGCTGCGGTTGCAGAAGACCTTGGCATTAAGCCTTCAGAGGTTGCACAAATTGCTGAGCAGATGAAGTCTAACCCAGCACTGGCAGAAGCATTTGTTGAGTTCTCAGATAGAGAGGCAGAGGCAGGAGAAACTCCAATGCCATTTACATTAGCAGATGCAGTAACAGAAGTACAAACAGAAGCATTCTTAGCAGACCCACTTGGAGCGGTATTTGAAGTGGATGTTGCAGAACTACTATCTAATTTCTCTGAATTAGGTATGGATATGACAGATGATCAGAGAGAAAAAGCGCAGGAAGTAATTGTCCCAGTGGTCATTGCATCACAAATTGCAGGGGCAATGATAAGGAGGAACAAATGAAAATAATCAAAAAGACATTTAATCTTATAGGCAAGGCTATCAAAGGCTTGGCTAAATGGTTTAAAGATGCAGGAATGGAGCTAATTGCCCAGGCATTCACCCTCCTTGGCTTCTTTATTGCATGGCTAACTTTGACGGGCTCAGCCAGAGATATCGTTGGAATTGCAGTATTAATAACTACTGTAATTTGGCTAATAACTATACCACTTAGAAAAGACGATAAATAGTGTATAATTGTACTATGAGGAAAATATTTTCTATTGCTTTAGCATGCTTACTAATGATATCATTAAGTGCATGTTCACCAGACTCTTTAAATAGATATCGATATCCATGCCAAGATCCTAAAAATTGGGAAATTGCAGAATGTAATCCTCCAGAATGCGAAGCTACGCAGACTTGCACAGAAGATGTAATAAAAATTACACCTAACACACCAGAACAGGAAATAACAAATGGCTAAACAAAAACTAACGCCCGCAGATTTAGATGCTCGATTAAAGTTTATTCTAGGAATAACTCTTGGAAGTATTCTTTTTATGACAGCTCTTGGAATTATCTATGGGCTGTTGTTTGTAACACAACCTATTGGAGCTCAGTCAGAAAATGACAAAATGTTCTTCAATGTTCTAGGTAGCATTGCAACATTTATTACAGGAACACTTGCAGGAATTCTAATTGGTAACTCAGGCGCTAAAGATATTATGGCAGCACAGATACAAAATAAAGAAGTAGATGCAAAAAATACACAAGCAGATAAAAAGCTTGAAGCGGAAATTGACGCAACTGCAGCTAGATTGGCAGCAAAGCCAGATGGACAGATGCCAGAAGAGCAACCAGTTGATACAGATTGGGATAAAGACTAATGGCAGAACAAGGAACAGCAGCTCGTTTAATTGAAGTTGCAACAGCAGAGCTAGGAACTATTGAAGGTCCTAAAGATAACGAAACTAAATACGGTGCTTTTATGAAAGCAAACTTTCAACCATGGTGTGGAAGTTTCGTCAACTGGTGCGGTTCAGAATCTGGCGTAAAGATTCCTAATACTGTTTACACCCCAGGAGGTGCAGCAGCGTTTAAAAAAGCTGGTTCTTGGATTGATGTAGATATTGCAGATCCAGAACCAGGAGATATAGCCTATTTTGATTTCCCTTCAGATGGTGTCGATAGAATTTCTCACGTAGGTATTGTTGTTAAAGACAATGAAGACGGAACTGTTTGGTGTATAGAGGGCAACACATCTTCAAAGAAGTCTGGAAGTCAACGAAATGGCGGAGAGGTGTGCAAACAACTTCGTGCATATAAGAAAAATAAAGCTGGCGTTCTTATTTCAATCGTAGGATTTGGAAGACCAAAGTTTGGTGGATCAGCAAAGATTGAAACAAAGCCTTCATCAAAGCCATCTACATCACAAAAGATACCAGCAAAGGTAGATCCTAAAGTTAAAGCGGCAATTGATTTATTAACTAAAAACGGATATACTGTATCAAAGTAAATGAATAAATATTTGATTAAGCTAGAAATTTCAGCAGAGGTAGAAGCTTTTGATGAAAATGATGCAAAAGAATACATCTCAGATGTATTTGGTACAGATGATGAAGTTAAGTCTGTAAAAATTGCATCAATAAAAATAAAAGGGGACAAAAAATGAAATCATTATATGATGTAGAATTAGAAGCAGCAGACGGAACACCTGGATTTTTAAAAAAATATAAGGGTAAGGTTACAATGGTAGTTAATACCACGGTTGGTTGTGGAAATGCAAACCAGATGGAAGTTCTTGAGTGGTTACAGCAAAAGTATAAAGACAGAGGTTTTGAAATTGTTGCCCTTCCAACAAATGATTACTGCGGACCAGGAGTTACAAAGGGTGCATGGTCTCAAGGATTAGTTGAAGGTATGGATTCTCAAAACTATGGATGCGATGTATACGGAACCACATTTGGATTTTCAGAAAAAGTAAACTCAATACCAAATAAAGATGTTGTTGGTGATCTTAATGGAATAGATGAGCCATTCGGCGAACCAAGCGAGATATTTAACGTTATCGCTGAGCAGTGCAGTGTTTTGTGGGGCAAGGCTATAGAATTAGGTATCCACTACCCGTTTAATGAATATTATTCATGGTGGCTTTGTCAAGGATTTTACTCTGGGCAAACACAAGCAGCAAATTTTGAAAAGTATTTAGTAGATAAAGATGGATTTATAGTAAAACACTATTCTCCTTCAGTATTAAATCTAGATGTTGAAAAAACATTAAAAGAGAATTTGATAAAAGAATTGGGACTTAATTACGGAGATGCAGGTGCTGACTTATCTAGAATAGAACGTAAGGCTCCTATTACTGTAGGAGAAGGTGGTAGGGTAGAGATTGCTGCAGATCATATCCTAATGGTTTCTCATAGACAACAGCAGGCTCCTGGCCCAGGACACGGAAGATCATACAAGCTTTTTGAAGAAGAGTGGGATGTTGTATGCTCACACATTGAAGAATTGCTAAATGGTGAAGTATCAATGATTAGCCCAAGAAAATAACAAAAACAGTTGACAACTACTGTTTTGCTCCTGTATAATAATATATAGGTATAAAAAAGACAAATTGGACAAATGCTACACTTATATGAAAACGGAGTAGAAATTCTAAGGAATAGAATTCCTAAGAATAAATTTGATTTATACTGGAACAATTATAGTTTAATTGTTTGGGAGAAAAATAATAGCGGATATTTTGACACCAAGGGCGTTTATAAAAATAATTCCTGGGGAATCGCTAATGAGTTTCCAGTTAATTCAAAAGGGGCATGGACTCTTCCGCTAAAGTATGTCAAATATTTTAAATGAATTAGATTCAGATGAGCAATCAATAAGATGGTGGCATTTAGCTGCATGCAATGGCATGGAGACAAACCTATTTTTTGATCAGTACGAGTCTGATGTTAATATGGCTAAGGCTATAGATCAGTGTTGTTTATCGTGCCCAGTAATGTTGATGTGCCGCGATGCGGGAATTAAAAATAATGAGTACGGAGTATGGGGTGGTGTATTTTTGTCATCTGGTTTAATGGATAAAATGAAAAATGCACACAAAACAAAAGAAGTGTGGAAACAAATAAAGGCAAAACAAAATGTCTAATGTTTACGATAATCATCATTTTAAATATGGAATGAATCAATGGACTGGTGAACCTAACAAGCCAGTTTTTTATAATTCAGAAATGAAAAAAAGACTTAGAGAAATAAAGAAGCCTATGTTTTTATTAATGGATGTTGTAGAGTATCCAGAATTTTTAGCATTAAGATTATATGAAGATAACTTTATCCAATTTGACGGAATAGAAAAAGAAAAGGTTATAGACTATGTAACCAAGGCAAAAAAATTACTTGAGTCATATGGAGTTAGAGTAGAGTTAGAGGGAAGGCCAATGGCATGAGCGAATTAAAATCAGAACATCTTTCTGTTGTTGACAACTTTTTAAGAGAAAACTCAAACGGAAGCACCCACTACATGCTAACTATTGCAAGAGATGGTGAAAGCCCAGCTAGATCAATTTATCATTATAATGGCCCATTAGACGTAACAGAAGCTTATAATAAATATACTGACTGGGGATTTGCAAAAGAATACCTAACAGTAACAATGTACGGTCCAGGTGGCCAGCTAGCGCAAAAAATACTACGTAGATCATCTGGCGGTACCCAAGGGGACTGTACTTTTGTCAGGGAAGATTATGTAAAAGCAGAAAGTATCATACTAAAGTATAAAGGTGATATGCAAGAAGACAAATACAAGAGCCTAGTAAAAGATTTTGCTGGGCTATTTTCAAGAGACAACATCAGATTTGATGTAAGTCGTTTTTTTAAAGCAACAGAATGCGAAGAGGTTTTTGAATGAGTGAAAAGATATTTTGTTATTCATGTAACAAGACAAAGAATAAGCTGAACCTAAAAAAATCATCATTATTGACAATTAATTTGTTTTTATGCCAAACATGTATAGATAATAAGTTTGAGCCTAGATGGGTAGTTTTAATTGCTGGTAGACAAAATGGTCATGAGCATGTTAAAGATTTTATACAGAAAAAAAGATATATTGGTACAGAAATTGCAGCATCTGAGCTATTAGTTTAGATTAAATATACTGTATAATACAGTATATAATGGAAATATCATACATAACCATAGTGGTTTCAATATTAGCAGCAAGCTTAAGTGGTTTTGGTACCGCCATCGTTGCTGGTATTAGAGACGGCAAAAAAGAAAAAAATAGGCGGGAAGAGAAAGAAAAAGACCAGCTCAGGTTAGATATGAAAGATCTTAAGATTGAATTATATCAATTAGAGAAAGAATTAACTGAGTGGAAAGACAAATATTATAAGGCCATTCAGGATTTAATTGAAATGAAATCTGAATTAGATAATGTAATTAATCAATTAAATCACTTAGAATATCATGAGATGCTAGACACAGAATAATTAAAATAGTACAATAAGGTTATGACTTGTATTGTTGCTATTGCCCAAAATGGTGTTGTGTATATGGGATCTGACCATGCCGCCTCAGATGATAAAACTGGGTGGATACTGTCAAGAAAAGAACCTAAAGTTTTTAAAAATGGTCAATACGGAATTGCGTTTACAGATTCATTTCGCATGGGACAAATTTTGCAATACATGTGGACTCCCCCAAAATATACCCCAACTAAAACAAATTCTGGTTTAGATAAATTTATGCGAACTAAGTTTGTTGATTCTGTTAAGGCTGCATTTAAAGATCATGGCTATGGAAGTATTGGCTCCTCATCAGAAGAAGACAGTGGTGGAATTTTTATAGTTGGAGTATGCGGTAGACTCTTTACCATAGATGAAGACTTCCATGTTGGAGAAAATATTGTAAACTACATGGCTGAAGGAAGCGGCGGACAGATAGCTCTTGGAGCCCTCCACGCAACAAAAAAACAACAGAACCCTAAACTTAGATTAAAAGCAGCGTTAGAAGCAGCAACTGAGTTTAATATGAGCGTAGCAGCCCCCTATACATACATTCAAGTTTAGTGTATAATTAAACAATGGACATCAATGACCTAAGGCCAGATTACTCTAAGTCAATGGACGTAAGAGGTGTACCAACACATGTGTGTCCATGCGGTTGTGAAATATGGAACCTTAAAGTTATCTTTGATAACTCTGAAATTGCAACTTACTTTTTAGATATGGAGTGTGCTAATTGTGGCACACTGGCAACAGCACCAACGCCACTGGATAGAGAAGAAGAAGAATGAGATCACAAAGAAGAATTGATATGCTAGAGCTTGAACTATATAAGCTTAGAATTGAATTAGATATAATGCATGAGATTATGGGCAACATTATTAATACTCAGCAACAGGCGGCAGAATCAAGAAATATGGATTCTGGTAAATGGTATCCACGCAAGAACCCAACACAAAATTCATAATCTATTGACAACCATCGCTGAATTTAGTAGAATTAGCTTTATGAAAAAACTAATAACTATGGCAATTATTGCCAGCACACTCGCTATTACCACAATGCCTGCACAGGCACTGAAATCAAATACATTGAAGTCAACCACATCAAACCCAACACTTGCAATCCTTGACACTGCATTAGATACATCAATTAAATCTATCAGCTCAAGAGTTGTAGCGGAGGTGTGCATCCTTGATTGGCCTTCTTGCCCTAACGGTAAGACTTTTATGGAAGGCCCAGGATCTTCTGTGTTGCCAATGAATTTTTTAGCAACAAACAACTTTAATCATGGAACTCAAATGGCTTCTGCAGCAATTGCAGCCAACCCAAATATTAATATTGTATTTGTTAGAATTGTTGGAAACACAACAAAAGGCGGACAGCAAACTTACGGCTTAAACACACTTGTAAATGCTTTAACATGGGTTAATAATAACAAGGAAAAGTATAATATTGTTGCAGTTGCATCATCTCATGCTACAAATGCTCCAGTTATTAATCGCAGCGCAACATCTGCTTACTGTTTGCCAACAGCAGTTGATACAGTAGTTTCTAATTTAAATAACTCTGGAGTACCAGTATTTTTTCCTTCTGGAAATAGCGCTGGAAACTCAAAGATGGCAGGCAAGATTGAATGGCCAGCATGTATTAGCCAGTCAATTGCAGTAGGCGGAGTTGAAACTCTAAATTTAGATAAGCCTCAAGTTTCTTTAACAAGTAACTATGATGTAAAACTTGTAGATCTATGGGGTGAAATCCAGCAGCCAACTATTTATCCTGGAAATGTTAACGGGTATTCTTATGGAACATCTGTTTCCGTTCAGGTAATTGCTGCAAAGTATGTACACCTTAAGACTACAAAGCCTACATTAACATCAGCACAGCTGATTTCATTAATGAAGACTGCCTCTGATCCAGTAGAAAACTCTTATGGACAAAATGTTTATCTGTTTAAGTTGAGTAAAGTAATCAATGGATAGTAAGTTAACTATCCTTGAAGAAATAATCAAGGACATTGGTGAGGAGTTGTACCAGAAATGGTACAACGCCCTTGCCATTGAAGATAGAACAGAAGAGGCATCAAAGGCCATGTCTACAAATGCTGGTGAGACAGCGCTGTGGGTTATTCAAACATTTATGAATAAGTTTAATAATGCAGCGGACGAACTAAAAGGAGAATAGGTTGATAGTTACAGATGAAAGCTTTGATAAAGTATTAGATTCTCACAATCTAGTCCTTATTGATTTCTGGGCTCCATGGTGCGGACCATGCTTAAAGGTGTCTCCAATACTAGATGAGATATCTAATGAGCGTGGATTATGGGTCGGTAAACTAAATGTTGATGAGAATCCTATCAAATCAGCAGAATACTCTGTAACTTCTATCCCTTATATGGTACTATTTAAGTCGGGGAAGCCAGTAAAAACTATTACTGGTGCAAAACCTAAGCATGTAATGCTAGAAGAGTTTTCAGAATGGATCTAGAAAATATAGATGAAGACCATTTAGAGTTTGAAATATGGCTCAAAAATGGTTATGACAGGGGTTGGGTGTCTGATGTATTTTGCGATACGCATGACGGTCCCCCTCTGACAGATGAAGAAATGCAAGAATGGGAAGAAGGAGGAGATCCATGCTCTTTCCATGTAAAAGTAAATGCACTACACTAAATTTCTGCACTCAATAATAGAGGCAGAGGAAACAAGGAGAATAAATTAAATGAACTCATTTAAGAAAATCGCACTAGCCATGGTTGCAGCCATGACTTTGGGCACAATGGTAGCAACACCTGCAAGTGCTGCTGTAATGACAGTCGCTGTATCGCTTGACAATGTAGCAAATACTACAAATTCAGCAATCGCAACACCTGCATCATTGCCAGTACCTGCAGACAACTCAGTTGATGCAGCTGACGCACTAAAGTTTATTGCAACAGTTGATGTTGGAACAAGTGTTTCAGTCGTAGCAACAAACGCAACAATCGTGTCTGCACTACACACAACTGCTGCACCAGTAGGAGCAACATCAGGATCATCATCCTTGACAATTGCAACTGGTACAGGAACAACAGCAACATTTTATGTCTACACAAAGACAACAGCAATTGGTACAGTTGTAATCACAAATCAGGGCACAACTCTTACTTACTACGTACAGGGAACTGCTGGTAAGATTAATACTCTTACAGTATCTGCCCCTACCGCTGGTGCTGCTGGCACAAAGCAAGACATCTCAGTAACTGCAACAGACACATTTGGAAACAAGGTGTCTGCTAAATCAATTACTGCAACTGTATTTGCTTCAACAGCAGTTATGGACACAGTAACAGTAACAACTGGTGCTACACTTTCAGATTTTGGAGTTGCAAAGTTTGTTGCAACACTTCCAGCAACTGGAACACGATCACTAATCACATTTAGCCCAACAAATGCTGGAGATGCAACAACTGCTGATGTAGTTGGTCTTCCTGCTCGTGCACTTGCACCGTTTGCAGAAATTGCAGTTCGTGATCTTGTATCAGAACTCGCAGCACAAACTGCTGCTAAGGATGCAGCACTTGCTGCAAAGGCTGCTTCAGATGCAGCACTAGTTAAGGCAACTGCAGAGCACACTGCTCTAATTGCTGCTGAGAAGGCTGCTTCTGCTAAGGCTCTTGCCGATGCAAAGACTGCTTCAGATAAGGCACTTGCAGATGCAAAGGCTGCTTCTGATAAGGTTGTCCTTGATAAGGATGCAACTATCGCTAAGTTAACAGCAGATAATACTGCTGCACTTAAGTCAATTAAGGATGCTTTCAATGCACTTGCAAAGAAGTGGAATGCAAAGAATCCAAAGGCAAAGGTTACTTACGTTAAGTAATTAGTTTAATAATGGGGCAGGTGCACGTGCCTGCCCCATTATTACTATTATGATAAAATAGATACTATGGACTGGGATCACTTTCACGTAATTCAAAAAAAAGTTTTAAAAGAATTAATAAATGATATGGAAAATTTAGAATTTCCACCAGACTGGAGACCTAAAGACGTTTTAGCTCTCGTAATTAGAAAATTAAAAGAAAAAGAGGAATCATGTTAAAGAATTTAAAAAATTGGTTAGGGTTTAACTCAGTTGAATCTCAGGTTGAAGCCATGCTAGAAGAGATTAAAATTTCAGCCAAGAAGGCACCAGCCAAGAAGGCACCAGCCAAGAAGGCACCAGCCAAGAA